ACCCTGAACGAGGCCGAGGTCGCGCGTGAGCGCAACGGCCGACGTGTTCGGCAAGCAGGTCCAGCTATACAGCGCGCAGATCGAAGGACAGACCGGCCGCATGTCCGCCGAGACCGGCGCCTACAACGCCGAGGTGAACTACCAGCGTGCCGTCGCCGACAACCTGATCCAGACTTCACAGGCCAACCTGGCGGCGATGGTGCAGAAGGCCGGCATGCTGATCGACGCGACCAAGAGCGGCGCCCAGACCGCCGCGCAGATGGCCGCCTCTGCACTGTCGGCGGTGAACCTGTCCGGCTCGATCTCGGCGTCGATGTCGTCCTCCCTGTCGAACTCGTACGGCCGCGCAGTAGGCTTCAATTACAGCCAGTCCGGTTCGGTCAGCAATACGTACACCACTACCGACAGCACGTCCCATACCGCCTAACCAGAGAGAACAACATGGACTTCAATTCCCTCCGCAACGCAGCCAGCACGGCAGTCGACAAAGTGACGGCCGCCGCGCGCGGCCTGCGCATGCCCGGCGTGGGCGTGGGCGTGCCTCAGCCGGCAGCAGCCGGTGCCGCGCCGCTTCCAACAATCGACCCAACACTGGTCGACCGCGCCCAGGCCACCATGCGCGCGCCCGTGGCGCCGCAGCCGCCAATCCCGACCCTGACCGACGTAATCAAGCCGGGCGTGGCCGGTCCGTTCCAGCCCGAGCCGCCGATCCCGACGCTGTCCGATGTGCACACGGCGGGTAAGGTGGTGCCACCTGCGTTCGAGCCCGCGCCGGGTGTGGGCGCCAACCCGAACGTGCCGCCCGGCGGCATGAGCGCCGAACGCGCCGCCTTCAACGCCGAGCAGGGCCTACGTGCCGGCCCGCCAGCGCCGCCGGCAACCGTCGGCCGCACGCTGTCCAGCATGGCGGGTGACGCGGGCCGTACGCTGCGTGACAGCGTGCCGAGCAAGCTGGGCATGGCCGCGAATGGTCTGACAGCGGCGGCTTCCTTCGCGCCGCACTGGAGCGCGTTCGGCGACGACAGCGGCTTGGACAACGGCCAGAAGGCCAAGCTGTTCGTGCGCGACACCACGCGCGCGCTGGGCGGCATCGCCGGCGGCGCATTCGGTGCCAGCGTGGGCAGCGCAGTTCCCGTGGCTGGTACGGCGGCTGGAGGTATCGCCGGCGGCATCGCAGGCGCCGCTGGCGTGGACGCGCTCGGTGGCGGCCTGCGCCAGGGCGTCAACTGGATCAACGAGAAACTGGGCGGCTCGCCGAACTACATCACCAGCACCGACGAGGACCTGGCCGCAGCCGCAGCAAAGAAGGGCATTGCCGCACCGGTCGTCAAGGCACCCACGCCCGCTGTGCAAGCCGCTGGTACGGCGCTGCAGACACCCGCCGACGTGACCGCATTCAACGACCGCATGAAGCAGATCGGCGCCGACAGCGTCGGCATGCGCGTGGGGCCGGGCGACACCCGCGTACTGGCCAACACCGCGCCGACCAGCGCGGTCATGCAGCAGTTCACCGACCGGCACATGGCCGACCGTACCGCGCAGCTGGCCGCCGCCGACCAGTCCTACCGCGAGCAGTCCATGCACCAGCACGCGCAGAACCTCGTCATGCAGGACCCGGATGTGATGCGGCTGACCGACGAGCTGCAGGCCGCGCAGCGCAGCGGCTCGCCGGCCGCGATCCAGGCTGCCAGCAACGCGCGCGACAACCTGATCCGCACCAAGTCGGGCGACCGCCAGAACGACCAGCAGGCCAACGTGACGATGCGTGGCCAGGACTTCACGCTCACCGGCCAGCGCGCGACGAACCAGCTCGGTATGTACAACGCCATGCGCGAGCAGGGCAACGTCGATCGCCAGTATCAGCGCGAGAGCGCCAACGACAAGTTCACGCAGGGCGAAGCGGCCGAGAAGCATCTGGACGACGCACTCACTGCACGCTTCACGACCGGCACGGACAAGGACGGCAAGCCGCAGGTCGACGTGGCGGGCAAGAATGCGGCCCTGGCCGGCATCCAGCGCAGCGCAGCCGCGCTCGGCGTGGAGAGCGTGAAGGACCTGTCCAAGCTGGACCGCGAGCGCCTGATCGCCGGTGCCGACCTGGCCGCCAAGGTCAACGCGGACGCTTCGAACATCCTGCCATGGAAACCGGACGTGATCGGCGAGGTCATGCCGCACGATCTCCTCGGCCTGCAGAAGAACAGCTCGGGCGACTACGTGATCCAGCGCGGCGCCGCCAAGGGCCGCGTGATCCCGGCGCGCTACCTCAACAAGGTGAATGCCGACCGCTTCGGCGGCCAGCCGACCGACATCTACGACAACCTCAAGGCACAATAATGAAGAACCTGACCGACGCACTCATGACACCGGCCGCGCCGGTCGTGGCAGACGAAGGTGGCAGCAGCTTCTCGCGCGGCCTGCGCCAGGGCATGACGACAGCCGGCGGTCAGCTCCACGCGCTGGCGGGCGGCGTCGGCGAGACGCTGGGCGCACAGGACTTCGCGGCCCAGCAGTACGCCCAGGCCAAGGCCGCCGAGGAGCTGGCGGCGACGCAGGCCCCGGCTGTGACTGACTGGCGTCAGGTGACGCAGGCACCGGACCTGTCCACGGGCCTGCGCAACGCTGGCAGCTACGTGGCCGGTCTCGCCGGCCAGGCCGTGCCGATGGTCGGGCTGGGGCTGGGCGCGGCGGGCGCGGCCGCGCTGACGAAGGGCGCCGTCTCTCCCCTCCTTGCCGGCACCGCGGCTGTCGCCCCGTTCGAGACCGGCAGCGCGCTGCAGCGCCAGCAGGCCGACCCGACCGTCGTGGCGAACAACAGCGCGGTCGACCGCCTGGGCACCGCCGCGCTCGAAGGTACGGGCCGTGCGCTGGCCATGAACGCCGTGCCGCAGCTGATGGGCGGCAAACTGCTGGGTGCGGGCGTCGGCGCTGCATCCAAGGCCGGCATCGTGGCCGAGGGCGTGGGCGGCAACGCGCTGGCGGGCGCGGCGGCCGAGAAGATTTCGAGCACCGCGCAGGATCACCTGAACCCGAACCGCGACACGTCAGGCGACAACGCGCGCATGCTGGATGCAGCCGTGGCCGGCGGCGCACTGGGCGTGCCATTCGCGGGCGCCGGTCTGGTGGGCCACGCGCTGCACGGCAAGGCCGAGGCACCGGCCGGGCGCCCGATCGACGTAGCTGTCACGCCGGAACCTGCAGCCGCTGCGCAGCCACCAGCGTCGCTGGTCGACCGTATCCGCAACACGTTCGCGCGTGGCGACGACGCGGCCGAGAAGATCGCCGCCGGCAAGGACGTGATCGATGTCGACGCACTGCGCACGGCACCGCCAGAGAAGCAGGGCGAGATGCTGCGTGCGGCGGACGACGCTAGAGTCGAGACCACGCGCGGCTGGGTCGACGAGCTGATGAAGGACGGCGGCCTGTCCGACGAGAACAAGGCCAAGCTGGCGCAGGCGGCGGGCGACCTGACCGACCGCGCCAACCAGGCCGTGGTGGCCGGCGTCAAGCTGGCGCAGGACGGCGCGGCCAAGCTGGGCACTCTGGCCGAGGGCCTGTTCAACGCCGTGTCGAAGAAACGTCCGGAGGACGAAGGCACTGCGCTGAAGTCCGAAGTGTCCGGGGACGCCGACAAGGCGATCGCCGACGTGGTGACGCCGCACATCGAGAAGAAGTTCCCGCAGGCGAACGACGTGGCGATGCAGTCCATGACGGCCGGCCTGCGCCGCGTGATGGACCACATGCAGAAGACTGGCACGGTCGACCCGGACGTGGCAGGCCACCTGCAGAAGCTGTTCGGCGCCGACACCACAAGCGTGCTGACCCAGCTGCACGAGCGCGTGCTGGGCGACGCCGACAAGAGTGCTACGAACAACTACTTCCGCGCCGTAAACAAGCTCGACGACAGCATGAGCACGCAGGCCAAGCTGACCGACAAGATCCGCGAGGCCCTGCCGAAGGAGGTGCAGGCCACGCCCGACCAGATCGACCAGATGGCCAAGCACCTGCAGGAGTACGTGTCCGGCGCCACGCTCGACGGCAAGACGCCCGAGCAGCGCGTCGCCATGAGCCGCCAGATCGAGCAGGCCCTGCGCGAGCACTTCGGCGACAAGACCGACGACCTGCTGGAGACGGCCAAGCTGGGCCTGGAGACCGAGCGCTCGCAGGACGCGCTGCATGCTGACGCGCGCCGCGCCGAGGGCGACGTACCGGATGACCATATCGACCTGGCAGGCAATAGCGACGACGGCTTCGCCGACCACGCCGACGCTGGCGTAACGACCGAGCAGGACCTGGCGCGCGAGTACTTCGGCGCCGGCAAGGACAAAAACAATCCGCAGTTCATGCTGTCCGAGCAGGCGCACCGTGACACGTACGGCAATGAGAACAGCCAGGCAGCGCGCGTATTGCGCGACGTGGCGGCAAGCAATCCGGACAAACACGTGTCAGTGATTACGGCTCGCGAGTACGCCCGCGAGAACGGCCTGCCACTGTCCGAACTGGGCAAGGGCATTGATCCGGACAAGCACGTGATGATCAAGGCCGAGGGCATGAAACGTGAGGGCTTGACGTGGCGCGACGTGGACGGCGCGCGGCTGGACACCCACAAGTACCCGGATTCCAAGAGCCGCATCGATACCGAGAATGGCCCGACGTTCGATGCTGTCAAGGTCATGAAGATGTACGCGCAGGAGCACAAGCTACCGCGCGATGCGATGGATGCTGCCAACCCGTTCTATCGCCTGCGTCGCCAGTTCACCGAAGCCATCGGCGCATTGTCAGATCATGTGGGCGAGGCGATCCACGTTGACGACACGACCGTCGTGGCACGGCGTGGCGGGCGCGACATCACGTGGGGTGAGCTGCAGAAGCTGGGCGCGGCCAAGCCGGACGCCGAGGCGAAAGCACTGTCCAAGCTGTATGCCGACCGCGAGGAAGCCGTAAAGGCCGGTGATACGGACGCCGTGGCCAAGATCGACGATCTGCTGGACACCCGCACCATGAGCGGCAACGATCCAAAGGACCAGTTGCTCGACGGCGAGGTGAAGCATACCCCGAGTGCGAGCGAGACCCGCGCCGCACTCGCGCGCGAACTGGGCGCCGCGAAGGAGAACCTGCGCGCAGCAGTCGAGGCGGCTGGCGGTCCACGCGGCGATACCGTATCCGAGTTGCGCCGCCAGGCGCTGGGACTGGAGGACATGGTACAGCGCATGCGCAAGGATCACTACATCGAAGCGAAGACTACCGGCCAGTCCGATATGTTCCATCCACAGGAGCGCGAGGAATGGGCAGTACGTGCCATGCGCCTGCGCGAAATGGCTGACATGCTGGCCAAGTCCGGCGGTGCGCGCAAGCTGACCATGAAGGAACGCGCCGCGATCAAGGAGTACTACAACAGCGAGCGCGAATACGAGAAGAATGAGTTCGGCCAGGCCGAACGCGCACGCCGCGCGGCGCGCGATAGTATCGACGATCCACGTGGCCCATCCGAAGCCGATCCGTTCGGGAACATCCACGATGCAGTGGACCGCATGGGGAGCGACCTGACCGGTGCATTCACAGGCGCACACAACATGGAAGCCGGCCCCGAGGGCAACCTGCTGCACGCCGACAACTTCGAGCCGGACACCCACTTCGACGGACGACTGCCGACGAGCATCAAGGGTGCGATCTCCAGCCGCGCCGCCAGCCTCGCTGCCGGCAAGTCCGCGGTGCAGCGCGCGCTGGGCAGGAAGGTCCAGCACCTGCTGGGCGTGATCGACCAGATGCGGATGAGCGACCAGGCCGAGCTGGCATCGATCGTAAAGGACAAGGACACCGCCAGCGTGGCCAGCACGATCAACGCCCTGTACCGCAAGTACGGCGAACTGAAGGCGCAGGAGCCGAAGTCGAACTTCGTGAACCGCGTGGTGGGCAAAGGCGACGTGAATGACGTGGTGCGCGCAATCAAGGTCAGCGACGATACCCGTGGCCTGCAGCGCGCAGTCGATGCGCTGCTGCCGCACCAGCATGACGCTTCCGCGCGCGCCGTGCTGGAGGTGGCCAACGAGCGCCTGGGAAAGTTAATCGAGGCGCACCCTGACGTCGCCTACAGCATGCAGCGCATGCATCCGGGGAACTCGAACACCGGCAATGCGCGCATGCCGGTCAAGGACTACATCGACAAGGTGCTGGGCAAGACGGTCGACGTGGAGTTCGCCAAGATGCTGCACGCGGGCGAGTTCTATACCGACCCGTCGCGCCTGGCACGCGGCCTGAACGCCGACGTGATCCGCGTGTCGACCCACGCGCTCGACCCGATGAGCGTGGGCTACCACGAGGCGCTACATGGCTTCTTCGCCAAGCTGCACGACGCGGGCCTGCTGGACGACGCGCACCCGCTGGACAAGGCGGCGAGCAGCCCGTACGTAATGAAGCAGCTGAAGGACCTGCTGGCGCACGAGCCGGATGCGCTGGCGCAGCTGTCCAATCCGGACGAGCGCGCCGCCTACATGTTCCAGTTCTGGGCCGCCGGCAAACTCAAGCTGCAGCCGCGCCCGGCCGGCATCCTGGGCCACGTCGCCGACTTCTTCAAAAAGACGCTGGGGATCTGGACCAATGACGCGCGCGCCGAGCACATCATGCAGTATTTTCACAGCGGCGAGTACGGCAAGAACATGCGGGATCGATCCGCCGTTGCTCGTGTCCTGGCCGAGGGCAGCAACGCCCACGTCGAGAAGTTCAAGGACATGGTGGCGCCGCTCTCCAAGCTGGCGACGGCCGTGGCCGCCACCGGCGACGCGCGCCTGCGCAGTACCGGCGTCGACGCTCTGTCCAGGCTGGCCGACAAGGTGTATGCGCCGCTGCACGGCGAACACGGCGACGATCCGGGCTACCTGCCGGCGGCGCGCGCCAAGCGCGGCGAGTTCATGAACCGGTTGGGCACCGAACTGGGTCAGATTGATGCCGGCACCGTGTCCGACGCGCTGGAGTCGCTGCAGCGCGGCCTGAAGGGCGCCACGCCTGCTGAACGCCGCGCGGTGGCCAGTATCCGCAAGGTGCTGGACAACACGTTCCTGTACATGCGCGACGCGGGCGTCGACATCGCCCCGCTGGGCTTCGGCAAGGACTACTTCCCGCGCATGTGGGACGCGAACACGATCCTGCGCAACAAGGACGCATTCCGCGACATGCTGCAGAAGTATGTCACCACCGGCCAGTTCAAGGGTAGTGTGGATCAGGTCATCGCCACGCTCACGCGCACCGACGGTTCCGACCTGCAGGTCGAGACGATCCGCCCCGGCATGCAGAGCAGCAAAGAGCGCGTGCTGCAGTTCATCGACCACAAGGACGCGGCGCCGTTCCTCAACAAGAACCTGTACGAGACGCTGAACAGCTACATCACGCAGGCCACGCGCCGAGCCGAGTGGGCACGCCGGTTCAAGGACGACAGCAGCGACCTGCACCGCCTGATGCACGACGCGCAGAAGCAGGGCGCGACGAAGGAACAGCTGCAGCTCGCATCCGATTACCTGCAGGGTGTGGACGGCACGCTGGGCGACTCGATCGACCCGAAGCTGCGCCGCGCGTTCGGCAACGCCATCGTGTACCAGAACATGCGCCTGTTGCCGCTGGCGATCTTCTCGTCGATGATCGACCCGATGGGCATCCTCGTGCGCGGCGGCACCATGCGCGACTCGTTCGCGGCGATGAAGCGCGGCTTCGCCGAGATGCCGAAGAACTTCAGGAAGGACGCCAAGGGCGACAACTGGACCGAGCTGGCCGCGCAGCTGGGCGTGATCGACAACGCCGTGCTGATGCACAACCTGGGCTCGTCGTTCAGCCAGGGCATGACCAGCAGCTGGGGCCGCAAGCTCAACGATGCGTTTTTCAAGTACAACCTGATGGAGCAGTACAACACGTCGATGAGGGTCGCGGCCACCCAAGCCGCTGTAGGCTTCCTTGCACGCCATGCCGACGGCACGCACTCGCCGCACTCGCAGCGCTGGCTGGCCGAACTGGGGTTCAAGCCGGGCGAGGTGCGGGTGAAGAATGGCCAGCCGCTGATGTCGGCGCGCGAGTTCGAGAACGCCGGCATGGCGCCGGACGCCGCAGCGAAGATGGCTGACCGCATGACCCTCGCTGTCAACAAGTGGGTCGATGGCGCGATCCTGCGGCCGAACGCGGCGCACAAGCCGGTGTGGATGAACGATCCGCACTTCGCGCTGATCGCGCACCTGAAACAGTTCGTCTACTCGTTCCAGGAGACGATCCTCAAGCGCGTGGCCAACGAGGTCCGCTTCGGCAACGTGGGCCCGGCCTACGCGCTGGCGGGCTACGTACCCTTCATGCTGGCGGCCGATACGGTCAAGGGCATGCTGGTCGGTGGCGGCGAGCAGCCGGACTGGAAGAAGGGCTGGGACGCTTCCGACTACCTGTTCTACGAGGTGCAGCGCGCGGGCCTGTTCGGCGTCGGTCAGTTCGGCGTGGACGCCGCCAAGGACCTGTATCGCGGCGGGCTGGGCGTCGGCGCACTGGTGGGCCCGACCGTGGAGCAGCTGGGCGAAGCGGCGCGCACGATCGGTGGCGCGGAGCAGTTCAAGACCTTCGCGCTGAATGCGATGCCCGCCAACGCGCTGTTCGACGCGGCCGGTAATGCGTCCGCCGCGACGAATGCGGTGGACTGACCTTCGGAAGTTTCGAGCGGATCGGAAGCGCTAAGTGCTTGATTTATATACCTTCTTCTATTCTTCTATTATTATCTATTATTTATATAGAAAAAAATAAGAAGATAAGAAGAATAGGTATATAAATAGAGTTTCCAGTAAATGGAAGGAAGAATGGAAGACCGTGCGTGTGGGGCGGCGCCGGCGGCCGTTCGTGTGATCGTGTGGCGTGGGCGAAGGGATAGGGCATTGGGATTGGCCACAGAATTGTGGACTCTGCGTCCCATGTGCATAGGCATGGCCCTGTGATTGAATTCGCGATACGCGAATAGCGAAAGCCGCTTGACGCGGCTTTCTGCGTTTTATACTAGGCGGACGTCAGCGTCGGCCGCGACCCGGAACTGCTTCTTGCACGAGTCGCACGTCATCTCGGTGTCACGCGGATCGCCGAGCCAGTCTTCGACCTGCTCCTCGCAGTGCGGACAGATCACGTGCTGCACGCGGGCGTACACGAAGCGGGCGACATGCATGTCGAAGACGCGCGTTTGTTCTCGGTCCTGGTCACTCATCGTTCATGCTCCATCCGGCTCGTTGATAATCGGCTCGTACGTGAAGTGCGGGTCCGGCTCGCCGTCCACATACATCGTGACCGACTCGCCGCCGACACGACCCGTACCCTTCATCGACATGTCGCGGTAGCTGTTGAATGCCCGGATGGCATCAAGGTGAACCGCGGTATCGACAACCGTACCAAGGTTGCCGACGACGACCTGGAAGCGGGCCATGGTCAGTTCCCCGCATAGATGCTGACGTACTGCTCACCCGGCGCCAGGTCGAACGGGCCGGTCTCGTCACTGACTTCGTCCGTCACGTGGGCGCTGCCGAGCGGGCCGCAGTCGCCACTGGCACCATGCCGGTACATCACCTGCTTCTCGCCGTGGCCGTCGAATTGCAGCTTCTGCAGGTCGACGATGAGTTTGTTGAGTGTGGTCATAGGATCTCCAAAAGAAAACAATAATGTCGGATCAGGCTACCCGAAGGCTCCGGCATGCTGTTCGCTGCTGCGCCATGATGCAGCTCTCTACTTGGAAACGCAGTCTCGGGACCGGGCCTAATCAGTCTCGTCGTGCGTGGCGCGGGCCAGCTGTGGGCTGTTACTGCTGATCGCGAACCGGCTCACCAGCCATCGCATCGTAGGTCGGGTCGCCAGTAGGTTCCTCGACGTTATCCATGCGCGACAGTCCGTCCGGCGTGAAGTAGCCGAGCAGGCCCACCACCATGTTCTGCACCAGCGCGTCCGGATCGAAGTCGTCGACCTTGCCGTTCATCGTGGCGCCGCGTACGGCGTAGCGCGCAGCAGCACGGACCTTGTCGGCGAGTTCTTCGCGTTCCGGCGACGTGGTGCCAGTGCGCAGGCCCATCGGCGGCTCGTCGAAACCGTCAGCGTACAGCCAGTGGTCTTTCGGCAGCGGCGAGCTGACGACGGCCGAGCCAGAACCATCCGGACGCACAAGCATGCCTTCGACTCGGCCGCCGATCGCATCAGCGATCTGCTGCACTGGATGCACGTTGCGCTGCTCGTACAGCTTCTGCATCAGGCGGTAGCCTTCCAGCTCCCACACCTTGTCGATCGCTTTCTTGCGCGCCTCGGTGCGGCCGATGGCTTCGTCGAAGTTATCCATGCTCACGCACGATGACTCGCCGCGCACGGTGAAGCCATTTGTCAGCGTCAGCTCGCAGATCGTGGTGCGCCCCGACGGCGTGATGGTATACGTCTCGGAATCAATCGCCGCCAGCACATCCTCGGGCTTGATGCGCGGCGCCGTCGACCCGGCCATCTGGATCGCGATCTCGGTCTGGTAGTCGCCGTGCGAGATCGACGCGGCCGCCGTCGTGCTCAGGACGTTCCTGGCCGTGTTGTCGATCGAGGCCGCCGCTGTGCGCTCGCGCTGGTACGGCATCCATTCGACGTAACGGTTGGACGGGATCTTGTCGTCGTCCTGCACCAGCGTGACGCTCGTGCGAGCGAAGTGGCGGCCGGCGGCATCGTATAGCGCCACGCTCACGCAGCGCGGCCCGTGCACGGCGACGATCTGCGCGGCCAGCGGCTGGTCGCCGCAGGTCTGCATCGGCGCATCGGCGCCGCCCTTCTTGTCTGCTTCGTCCGGACGATACCACACGATACGGCCGACGGTCGGATTGATCATGATGCTCCCTAGTAGATTCGCCGCGCTTGGAAACGGGCGCGCGGCACGAGCCCTTATTCCCCGCGCGTCTCGTCGATGAGGCGCTTGATCAGGATGGTCGACGCTACCACTGGCCAGAACTCCATCGTGATCACGAACAACCAGAAGAACGGGCACCGCAGAACCCAGCGCCACACGGTTCGGTCTTCGTCGTCGATGGCGATCATCACGAGCACGCCGATCACGAAGTTCAGGCCAATGGCCCACGATGCTTCTTCAAAGGTCATGCGATTCTCCAGTCGGTTTCCAGATGCCGCGCATGCGCGGCATGAAGAAGCCAGGACTCAGATGCGGTCGACGCAGCGGTGGCACTTCTTGCACCAGCGCGCCTTACCCATACCCATGTCGACCATGAACCATTCGCCCGGCTCGTGCTCGCAACGGCGCGAATCCCACAGCCACCACTTCAGCCAGCGGACCAAATCCACCAGCAGCCACACTGGCCAGGTCTGAACCGCGAGCAGATAGCAGAACCAGTCCGGCGCCGCCAGCAGCCACAGATTCGTGCGCTCGGACGCCACCAGATTGATCATGAGTCGGCCCACCACGGCATTCAGTAGCAGGGCCAGGATGATCGCGGTAATCACGAATTCCTCGCGTCCAGGCCACCTTTGTCGGCGCGTGCTTCCGCGGCCTCGTCGCTGTAGGCGTTCGGAAAGCGCTCGCGCAGCTTGGCGATATTCTCGTCCAGCACGGTGCCCAGGTCGATCTCCAGCGAGACGCAGAACTGCATCAGTACGCACACGATATTGGCCAGCGAGTTATTCAGGATCACGCGCTCGTTTGCCATCGGCGTGGTGTCGAGACCGCGCGTCATGAAGCCGACAGTCTCGGCAAACCGGCCGACATAGCCACCCAGCTCGAACGACAGATCGCTGATCGGCCGGATGACATTGTCCACCATGCGCGGATACGAGAGCAGCTGCACATCAAGCGTCAGCGCATCGGCAGCGATGGCAACGTACCAGAACGCATCGCCGATTTCCTCGGCCATGTGGTCGCGCAATGTCTTGCCCTTGTCGTCCGGCGTATCCATCGGCTTGCTGTAGATGCTGATGCGCTTGACCGACGTGACGATCTCGCCAGTCTCGGTGAGCAGACCCAGCGCAGCGTGGGACAGGCGGCCGGCGACGGTGGGCAGCGGCTTCTCGGTGCGCAGTGCGAGCGGTACGTATTGAATCAGGTGCAGGCTCAAGTCATTCTCCTTCAGGGTCGTAAAGATCGGCCACGTGGCCGGGAAAGACAGCAAGTACGGCCAGCGCGTCATTTCCGATTTGCGCCGTGCCGTCCGGGTTCGAGTAGTACTCGCGGATGGCTTCAGGAACAGCGACGCCGATCGCGTCACCGACGTCCATCGCTTCGACGTGCATGCGCGACACCCAGTTGGCCGGCACGCCGTCCCAGTCGGTGTCCGGACGCAGAAGCAGGACGGTGTAGGGCTGCGGTCTGGGCAGTGGCTGCGCCACTTTCACATTCGGGGCTGGCTCTTTCATCACTGCCCCAGCACTTCGAGAGCATCGTGCAGCTTGTCGTCGATGGTCTCGTGGCGGTGCCACATGCTATCGCCGATCTTGTACGCCTGCTGCATCTGGGAATTGAGCAGCTGCGCTTCGATGATCTTCTCCACAGCATCATCGATCCTGCTCATCGCCGTCGCAGGCGGCGCAGTCAGTGCGGTATCGCTCATAGTCCTATCCTTTCTTCCAGGTCCTTGTCGCGCCTGAGCATCGGCGCCCATGCGATGTAGTCGCCCAAGTCATTCCACACGCCGCGCACGGCGACGCCGCCGCGCGTGAGCAGCTGCACGGCAACGCCGTCCGGTGCGCGTTCGCCGATGTGCGGGTACTGCCAGCGCGCTACGCTGCCCACGGCCACCTGGTCGCCGACCTTGATGACATCGGTCAGGACCGGCGGCGCGACGAAGCCATCGTCGTAGTCGTAGTTCTTCGGGTCGCCCGCGTGCTCGGTCGGCTGGCCGTTGAAAGCGTAGTCAATGAAGCGCGGATCACCGCCTTCCTTGGCCTGCAGCGGGATGAACATCAGGTTGGCCACCTCATACACGGCATCGAGCGGCGCGTCCTTGTCCACGAGGAACAGCAGGTCGGCGTTGACGATCACCATGCGCTGCTCGTTCTCGAGTACGGGCTGCGGCGCCAGCACCTGTGCCGGCTCGTACTGCTGGATCACCCAGCCGTCTGTCTCCAGCGCCGACCAGCGGCGGTTCTTGCGGCCGATCAGACTCGCGCGGCACGAGTAGGGCGACGACGCCATCGTCTCGTACTCGGGGATGCCGTCCGGGCCGATGGCGGCCCACACACCCGGCGCATGCCAGTCGAAGTCCTTGTCCTTCGAGTTCATTCTTTCCTCGCTTCGTTGATTTCTTCGATGAGGCGCTTCGCCGTGGAGTACGCGGACTTGCCATAGTCGGCACCGACGTTGTGGCCGACACCGTCCTTCATGCGCACGTTGATCACGTTGGCCAGCTCGTTGACCTTCACCTCCGTAACGTCGGCCGGATCGATCCAGCAGCCGTCGGACAGTTGGATGAGCTGCGTCACGACATGTCCTCCGCTGCACGGAAGCCCAGGAACACCGGATGGCGCGGCGCGTCGACGACGCCGTGCTCGAAGTGCTTGAACTTCACGATGGCATTCATGTGCGCGTCGCGGCTCGCCCACACGCTGGCGCGGAACTCGGCCGTCATGCCGGTGCCGATGTTGAAGGTATAGTCGGACAGCGTGCGCTCGCCCTTCTCATCGATGAAGATGCGCTTGCACACGAACGCGCCCAGCGTGCCCTTGCCGGACAAGCCGGCCTTGGCCGTGCTGCGCTTCGTACGGCCCAGCTCATTCGTCTGCGCGGCGTTCTCGTTCTTCATCTCCTCGACGAAGTCCACGACGATCGCCTCGGCGTCCGAGAAGCGTTTCAGCTTCAGCAGGCCGTGCTCGCGCACCGTGCTGCGGCCGTACTTGTACTTGCCGTCCGGACTGCGCACCATCACGCCCTCGTAGCCGGCCTCCAGGCACTCGGCCTCGAACGCTTCCAGCTCGTCCAGCGACTGGATCAGCGTGTGCGGCACCAGCTTGATCGGGCACTGCATCATCTGGCTCGGCGCCGCTGGCATGCCCGTCAAGCGGGCCTGGACCATGAGCTGCGTCCATTCCTTCTGCACCGACAGCAGCAGACTGCCGAGACGGATCAGGCGGTCGCGGAAACCCTCGTCCGAATCCCAGTAGTCGAACACATGGTACTCGAACGCTTCGCTCTTCGAGTGCGACATGACGACGCTGGTCGTGGCCTGCATCACGTTCGGCGCATTGGCCGGGCCGACGACCAGCTCGCCGTCCATGCCGTGCAGCTCGTGCAGGGAGAGCACCGCCTGCACGAGCTGGTTCGGGATCAGCTTGAGCGAGCGCGACAGCAGCTTGCCGTGCTTGTTCGCGGCGCGCACGCCATCGATCTTGGCGCTGGCGATCAGCGGGAACACGAGGTCGTCGTTGCTGTCCGGCGTACCGGCCAGCATGGGCTTGAATTCTTTGGTCATACGAGTTCCTGGGAAAGATCGATACGTTCGACAAGCCCGCCATGATCGTCGAGCACTTCAAATACGGTGGCGTGGCTGTGAATGTCACGCTGGATACGTAGCGCTTTCACCGCAGCATCGTGAGCAGTTGGCGCATCAATATCGATCTGCCACATGACACGAAACCGTTGATCCGGCAGATCCTGCGTGATGATCTGGGCCTGCTTCACCTTCCACGGCTGCGCCTCGATCGACACGCCGTACTGGTGCGACAGCATGGCGCCGAAGCGCTGCGCGTCGCCTTCCTTGCCGAAGTCCGCGACCCAGCGCGCCAGCCCCTTGCGGCCGCGTTCGTACACGGCCCAGCAGGTCGTGTGTTCGTCCGGGCCGCCGAACTGCGGCTCGGCGTGTTCGTTCTGCGCGTCGGTGCGCGGATGGTGGATCACAGGCACGACCTGGATCGACACCACGTCCGGCAGCGCGGAGGCGCGCAGCTCGTCGAACTTCTTCTTCGTGAATTCGTCGATGTGGATGAGGTAGTCGCGCTCCACGCCGGGCTGCGCGTCGTTGACCCACTTCGTCTGGAACTCTCTCGCCCACTGCAGCGCATGCTGCCAGAAAAGGCCGCGCGAGCCGTCGATTTCTTCCATGAACGCGTCGCGCTCATCTTCGTCCATCGCATTCAGGTACACCGACAGATTGCTGCCGATGTCGAACACGACCTCGCACAGCGCATCCGATGCTTTGTGATTCATTTCGTTTTCCTCGTTATGAGAGCCGCGCTTCAGCGAGCAGGCCCTTGACCTTCGCGTCGACGAACGCCGCAATCTGTTCAGGGAAGTCCGCGAGATCGTCCGGATTCATGATCGCCTCGCGCACCTCCCACGCCTCGTCGAATTCGCGTGCCCACTCGACGATCTTGTTGTGCAGGCCCGGCGAGCCATCGACCATGTCCATGATCGCGGCCCGTGCTTCGGTGCTCCACTGATTCCACACAAAACCCACGCTCATGCCCATACTGGCGATGTACTGCTGCTGGCGCAGGGCAGTCTCGAGTGCCTTCAGTGCATCTGCTTCCCTGCTCATTGAAACCCCCGCCCCGGCGCACGCTTGGCCGCTTCCGGCACCAGCTTCTTCGCAAAGTCGAGCACGCACGTCATGTTGTCACGCTGGATCGCCGCGATCTCGGCCGAGTCGGGAACGTGCGGCGTCGGGATCGGCTTCGTACCCGGCACGAACCACGCCGTACTGCCATCGCGCTGCTCGCGCGCCTCGCCGTGCAGCGTCATGAGCGTGCGCATCGCGCCAATCGTCCCACTGTGCAACACGACAGGACCGACACCGGCCGGCACGTCCTTGTTCGGCAGGACTTCGAGTAAGCCCGAAGCCCAGCACACTAATTTCGCCATCACTTACTCCTTGCTTTTTCGCCGGCCATGCTGCGGAACACCGCACGCAAGGCTCGGGTCGCGAGTGCGTCGCCCTGCTCGGAAAGAGCCTTGACGAACGCGCGCGCTTCGTTGTCGTTACCAAACCGGGTGCCCACGCCCTGCAGGATCAGGAACACCTTGCGGGTGCGCATGTCGATGCAGTCGAATACGCCCCAGCCCTGCTCCAGCGCGCGCTCCTGGTCGCGCGACGTCCAGTCCGGCTCCGGGACGGCGCCGGCCTTGCGTGCCCGTGCCATGTCAGTTTACGTCCAGCCAGCGGCTGTCCCGGCCGTTATAACGCGCGCTGCGGTGCCGTGGCGGCGCCCGGTCATTGATACGCTTGACGAGGTGGTAGAACAACCAGATCGTGAGCACGATCTGGTACGACGAGCGCACGACGCGCGCAGTGGTGAAAAGCGGGAGGAAGTTCATTTGATAGGCACTCCGGATACGGTGACGCCCATGATCCACTGGGCGATGTCCTTGCGGCTCATCATGTGCGCCTTGAACTTCTCGCAGGTGAGTGGATGCTTCCACATACCGCCAGTCAGAATCACACCGCCGTCCTTGCTACCGACGATGACGGCGAGGTTGCGGCCTTCGGCCATACGATCCTTGCCCCAGTCCTTCTGCAGTTCGGACAGGCCCGGTTCGATCAGCGTGCTGGCGCGCTTGGGCAACTCGACGAATTTGTACTCGACCCACAGGTCACGCGCTCGTCCGGAGTACCACACGTCCCAGATGCCGGACGTGTACAGGTTGTTGTTCTTCATCCAGTACGGGTCCTGGCGGCCGGGCGGCAGGTACTTGTGCACGCTGGCCGTGAACGTGGTCTCGGGCTTGCTCATTTGCGGCCGCGTCCTGTGACTTTCGATTGCGCAGCTTCGGTACGCAGATGCTCGTCACGCGCCATGCGCTGGTCGACCAGCGAGGCGTAGCCGACGATGTCATGCCAGTTGTCGCGGTAGTTCGGGTCGCCGTTAAGCATGCGCGCGATCTTGTCGGAGATCACGGTCAGGGCTTGGCGCTGGTCTGGCGCCAGTTGCGCCCAGCCGGCGCCGCCATGCGCGTTGCGCATGACGTTCTGCAGGTCTTGTGCGATCACGGCGTGGTTCTCGAACGAGCCGTAGCGGTCGCCGCGCTCGGCCAGGGTCTGCTGCACGTTGGTATGGGTGGTGACGGTCATGGGTGTGTCTCGCAAAAATGTTTTGGAACGGGAGCTTCGCCTGCGTACACGCGAAACTCGACGAGATTGAGTGCGCCGGCCAGGACGAACATCAGCCAGAACGCGCCAAAGGCGGCCAGGAAGTTCTTCATTTCCCGATCCCGGCGGCCCAGATGGCCTGCAGGTGCTGGGCCTGCGCCAGCGCGTCAGCCAGCGCATTGTGCGCGGCCGCATTGGCCGGCTTGGGCACGGCGCGGGCGGCTTCCATCGACTTGATCGTGCGAAAGCACCGCGTATTCCAGAACTTCCACGGCGTGCCCTGCAGGCCATACGCATGCGCCAGCATGGCACAATCGAAGTCCGAGCCGTTGCCCCAGACCTTCGTGTGCCCCCATTCGAGCGGCGAGCCGCCCCACGCGCGCAGTTCATCGAGTGCATCGCCGAGCGAGACCTGCTCCTTGTGGTCGAACACGGCCTTGGCCTTGGCATCCTGGTCGAGCCACCAGCGCAGCGTGCTGGGGCTGATGGTGCGGTGCTCGTCGAGGTTGGACTGGATCGTGATGACGCGGTAGAACGCGCCGTCGTCGATGTTCTTCTCGTTGAACTTCACCGCGCCGATCGACAGGATGACGGCATGCGGGAGCGTATCCAGCGTTTCCAGGTCGATCATCACGTGATCGAATTTTTCCTTCTTTGGCGGCATGGCCTTCCTTTACTCCGGGCGAAAATAAACCCGGTACTCGGCACCGGGTTAAGGTCAGTCGATCCAGGCGAAGGTTCAGGCTGCAGCCGGCGCCAGCTTGGCGTGTGCGCGGGCAGCGACGGTGTGCGCCTTTTCCAGTTCTTTCACCTTGGCGGCAGCGGCCTTGTCGGCATCCCTGGCAGCCTTGGCGGCGGCCTTGCCGTCGGCAGTAGCCTGCTTGATGTGCGCGGCCAGATCGGCCTTGGCGATCTTGATCGCAGCCTTGTCGCCCGACTTCTCGGCCTTGCCCAGCGCCTTTTCCAGCTCGGTCTGCTTCTTGTTCGCTGCCTTGTCCGCTGCCGTCTTGGCCTTGTCGGCGTCCTTCAGGGCTTTCTCGGTTTCCTTCTTGTGGGCCGCCAGCGCGTCAGCAGCGGCTTTCAGGTTGGCCTTGCAGGTCTTGAGCTGGGCTTTCAGGTCGGCAGCAGCAGCTTTCTGGTCAGCGGCGGACAGGATTTTCGAGGATTGACGTGCCATGATATTTTTCCTTCAATTGTTTTGAGTATTTGATTTCATTGAGCCGTACGGCCCGTGATATGAGTCGGTCGATGATCGAGGCGCGGCGCTGCGAACCCGACTCCAGTTCAAGCGCCGCGAGGACTTCCGCCTCGGTCAGCTCGTCAATGAGTTCGTGCAGACGCCTCATTGACGACAGCGCCTCGGACACGTGCCACTGACGAACTTGTTCCATCACGCCGCCCGATCAGCGACGCGCAGCCGGTTTGGCCGGGGTGCGGCCGCGGGCCTTCGGCGGCGCCGGGGTCGCATAGCTCGACACATCCGGTTCCTGGGTGATGCGTTCCAGCGCTTCGGTGCGGCGAGCCCAGTGGACTTCCACGTTCTCGTTCGGTTGCGGATCGCCGAAACGCAGCGACGGATAGTCGACGTTCGGGTCCATCGTGATCGTGGTCACGACGCCGACCGGCAGTACGCCAAACTTCGCGGCGACCGACTTGACATAACCGTCGAACGACTTCAGGCCCGTGGGCGACACGTCCAGCACGAACAGCGGCGTGTCGGCGTCGGCGTCAAGCGGCAGCACGGCCAGGCGGCGCATGTTCTTGCATGCCTTGCCGTTGCCGCTCGATCCGAACTGGTTCATCGGGCAGGTGGCGCAGGCGTCCGACTGCTTGACCGGCGAATTGTCGCTCGGGACCATCTGGCTGATGACCTGGCCGATGGCGAAGCAGGCCGGCGGCTGGATGTTGTCCTTGTCGTAGGCGCCTTCATAGAAGTTATTCGTCGCGATGAAGTCGACGATCACGACTTCCAGCTCGTTCACTTTGGTGCCGTCCGGCAGGTTGAACGTCTTGTCGTTCTTCAGCTGAATCTTGTCACCGCCGGCCGGCGCGGTGCGGTCGCCCAGCGCAGCCAGCTCGGCAGCCATCTGGTCCTTGATCGACACCAGCGCACCGCCGGTTGCTTTGCCTTTGACTGCGACGGCGGTGCCGGGTTTGGCGGTGGCTTTGGCCGGAGTTGCTGCGGGTTTGCGAGTTGCCATGTTTGTTCCTTGTGGATTTAACGGGTTTTGATATACCGACGCCTCACGGCGGTGAGCGGTACGTCGCAGATTACTTCTCGGCGACTTTGCGCACGTTCAGGCGCTTCTTCGTGAACGGCTCGACACCGGGGATCGAGCCCTTGATTGAGAACAGTTCACGAATGGCCGGATCGCTGATACGACGCTGCAACAGGTGCAGTGCCTTGTTCTTGATGACGTAAGCGCCGAACACGTCCCAGTCAGTGACGTTGCCGGTCACGGTCTCGGAGATCGAAACCGTAGCGGCCTTGCCGGTCGACTTGTCGACGCCCTGCGCCTCCATCGCCGCCATCAGCTTCTCCTCGGCTTCGGCAATCTTCAGCTTGATCGCCTCCTCCTTGGACTGATGCGCGCGCAATTCTTCCTTCAGCTTGTACAGCGCGTCGATCTGGAGACCGATGGGCGCCGGACCTTTCTTGACGACACGATTGCTGCCTGCGGGCATGATTGTAATCCTTTCTTAAACGTAATGTAAAGTTTTGTGTAACAGGCTCAGCTGGTAAGCCGCTCTGCCATCTGGTACGCGACCAACTCGGTCATGATCTTGGTTCGCGAGCCGCTGAATACGGCTATTGGGTCGCGATCCTGTACGTGGTTCGTGTCCGGGCCATCGACTGGGTACAAGTACAGCGACATGTCGTCCGGGCCAAATATCGAGGTCGACATCCAGTAGACGCCGCTGTTCATACCGCGAAACAGTGCATCGAGCATTTGCTCGGGAGTGAGTGCGCTCATGTCAACCTCGCCTCGACGATCTGCGCCAGCAAGTTGCCAAGCACGGCGATGATCGAATGACCAGCAAACAGACCGTGCGGATCGTCCAGACTGACGCGAAGTCGCGCCACTCTGTCTGACGTAGCACTGCCTGTGTCGACGCTGCACACATACTCGACCTGAAACGTATCACCCGACTGCGAATTAACCAGTGTGCGGAGGGTCTTTTCGTCGAGCTTCATGTGCATGCCGCAACCCCGTACGGCCTGAAGAATTTGTGACTCACGTATCGCTTCAATCGCGATCCAGTCTTCATCACTTGCTGTAATTGTCGGCATAGCCACCCTCGCAGTTCAACGGGATATCGGCGCACCACGCGGGCGGCGTGCGCATCGTGCGCATCATGTCCTTGTAGCACTTCTCGGCACGGGCATTCTTCACAGCGCACACGACCTCGTCGTGCGTGGTTGTGACGACCCGGTGGCCCATCTTGTCGATCGCCAGCATCTGGTCGGCGACGATGATCCGGGCCAGCGCCTGCACGAGGTTCTCAGTCAGCAGGCCACCGTAGATCTTGGCACGCTCGCCCTTGCGGTCATACGACCACTCATCCCAACCGGTGTCCTCGTTGCGCTCGCAGCGCAGGTTCGGATACTTCAGCGCCATGCCATTCGGTAGCCAGATGCGGTCCTTCTCCCAGCGCAGGCATTTGTACTCACCCTCGATCCCGCGTGCCATCTGCGGCAGGATGGTCTTGCTGCAGAAGTCCCAGAACTGCGCGATCTTGTAATTCTCGCGCCGGTACGTGTTGACGATGGACTTGCACAGCGCCTCCTCGAAGAACACCGGCGGACCCATCGTGCCCAGCGCCAACGTGTTCTGGAACTTGTTGTGGCCCATCTGGTAGCCCAGGCCCAGCACGGCGATCTTGCCGACGAAGCGCTCCAGCTTGTCCTTCTTCTCGATGCGGCGGCCGTAGATCTTGTCGGCGAACTTGCAGTAGGCATCGCGATCCTTACCAGCGTCGGCCAGGCGGAACGCATCGAGCAGGTCTTCCTGCCCGGCCAGCCATGCGTTGACGCGCGCCTCGATCTGGCCCGAGTCGACCACGACGACCTTATGCCCCTTCGGCGCCAGGATCGACTTGCGCAGGATGCCGGTGTTTTCCGGATCGTCCGGGTCCTCGCGCTTAAGGTTCTGCATGTTCATCTTGTTGCCGCCCGACCAGCGGCCGGTATGCGCGCCGTAATAGTTCAGGTACACCGGCAGCGCGGCGCCATTGGCACCGGCCTTGATGAACCGGCCGGCACGCGTCTCGTTCGTGGTCGACTTGACCGACAGGCGCATCTCGATGAGGTCGCGGATTTTCTGCGACGGGTGTTCCTGCAGGGACGTGAACGCCAGGTCGGTCTTGGCGAACGCATACGCCCATTTCTTGGCCGGGTCGCGGTGCTTGAAATAGGCCGGCGAGATTTTCATCGGGGGTTCGATACCGTGTGCCTGCAGCATGTCAGCGAACACCTTGTCGCTGGAGATCGCCTTCTTCGCACGGTGCAGCAGAATCTGGCGCGTATCCGGCGCATCGACGCCCTTCTTGCGCAACTCGGTCAGCTCCGGCTTGGTCGCCTCGACACCGGCCTTGATCATTTTCTCGACCTGCTTCTCGGTGCCGAGCGACGACAGCAGCAGCGCTTCCTTGTAGGCGATCTCGCGCGCCAGCTCCTTCTCGACCAGCGGCAGGTCGACCTTGAGGACCGGATCGCAGAACAGGCGACAAGTCAGGTTGATGTGCTCGATCTCGTCTTCCGGATACTGCTCCAGCATCAGCTTGAAAATTTCGAACGTGAGGCGCACGTCCTCCTTGCAGTACGCGGCCATCTGCTTGTACAGGGCCGGCGGCAGGTCGCGCACGCCCTTGGCTTGGTCCAGGATGCCAGCCAGCTTGTTACCGACGCCGTAGTACTGGGCCACGTCGTCCAGCTTGGCCGAGATGTCGTTGCTGTGCAGGCCGCGCGCCATCGACAGCGTGTCATAGTAGAACAGCGGCTTGATACCGTCCATTTGCTGCGACAGAATGAAGCCGTCAAAATTCGTGTGGTGCGCGAGCAGCGAGTGCGTATCCCAATTGATCTCGTGCAGGGCTTCTTTGATACGGTTGGCCGGGATGTCCTTCACGGCCTTCTTGCCGATCTTTAGACCCACCATCTGCGCATGGAAGCGCTCGTCGCGGATGTACTCGGACGTCGACAGCTTGCGCAGCGTGTAGTCGGTGTCGTAGAACGTCTCGAAGTCGAGCGTCACGAGCCGATCCCAGTCGGGTTTGTGCAGACGGACGGCATTGCGGATGGTGGAAACCGTGCTGTGGACTTCGTCACGGATATTGCGAACAGGCCGGGACTTGGGTGCTGCGGCCGCGGGCGCGGCCTTTGTTGCGGTGGACCACCCCATTACCTGTCTCCCACTACAAGAACATGCGAAGCATTCCAGGTGCCATTCGGATTCAGTTCGATAGTCAAGCCATCGGCGGCGCCGTCACGCCATAACCCAAACTTGATCGGCTTGCCGCGTACAATGGACTCAGCTTGGAGAAAGTGGCTTTCGCCGCGTTCGTCGAGTTTGGAGAGATACTGCTGGACATTGTCATGCGAAAGCACGACAGGGATTGTTTCGAGAGCCATGGAGGCGTCCTTTCGTTTCGGTTGCGAGGCATACCGCCGCCCAGGATTAGGCGTGGAATTCTTTCATGGACGCGCCGTCGTATTGCGCGCCGCGTATCTTGCAGCAGCCGCCGGCGGTCGGCGGTCTGTCATCCCGGAGAGCTAACGAGACCTGCTGCGCTTACGACGCGTCCATGAAAAAAGCCGGTCGCGCAAGGCGACCAGCAAACGGGTCATTCTATCAGAGTGCGATGCGCTCGCGGAACTGTTCCCAGCCACGGAAATTGCGCGAGAAGTGATTCGGGTCGACCACCACCCATGCCTGATGCTCGAACGGGCTGGCGTGCCGGCTGGTGCGCAGCGTCTCGGCCAGTGCGAGGTCCTTCTCGAGTACTGGTGCCGAGCCATCGTGGTTCAGGTACGACACACGTGCGCAACGGGCCGCGCTCACCAGCGCTGCGCGCTCGTAGTCCAGCCCCTCGATCTCGGCTTCCGAGACATACGGTGCATGGAAGTCGCGCTCGACCGGCGTCGAACCTTCCAGTGCGGCCAGCATGCACTGCGCAAGACGGCGGATATTCGGCTCGGCCGCCGCGTCCAGGCGCAACGAAAAGAAGTTGTCCCATTCCGTCGACGTGACGATCGTGTGCATCCATTGGTACGGCTCCAGAATGCGATTCACGACCTGCTTGTGCAGGCCCAAGTCACGCGACATCGCCTCGGCCACATCGGCCGCGACTTGCGCTGATTGGCGCCACAACTTCTCCGCATCCTGACGAGCAAGCGGGCCGACTTCCCCGTTAGCCTGCATACCCGGTTGATTGGCGCCCCAGTGGATCGGCATGGCCGGATCGCGGCGCACCTGCTCGATCATCTTCGCCACCGGCACGGCGCGCGAAGACATGGCGTTGCGTGAAAAAACGCGATGCGTCATGAACTCGCTATGGACAAAGCGCGGGTACACCAGCTGCAGCGTTGCGATCGGCCGCTCGTGTACGGGCGACGCGGAATGCAGCACGATTTTTGCAGAGATTTCAGTCGGGGTCATAGCTTTTTAAACTCAGGGTCGTCCGGATCGATGTAGATGATCCGGTTCTTGGGGTTAAGGATCGCGTCGCTCAGGGCGATCGCGGACTTGGAAAACTCCGGTACGGCGGCGCGCACGATCTCGCCGCGGAACTTGTCGTTGGCGATATTGTGAATCTCCATCGCGGCCCGTACAAGGTCGGGCGGATAGATCGCTGCCTTGAACGCCAGCTTGATGCGACCGGACATGAAGTCTTCCTCGGCCTGCAGGAAGTCGGCGCGGTTCAAGCCGTGGCGCACGCAAATCACGTGCAAAATATTCTCGAACCGTTGCTTGTTGCCGAGCTTGTCCAGCGCATGACTGAAGATACCGGCCATCACCGGCCCCATTTCCAGTTAATCTGCTCCTCGGCGTAATACATATACGAGGGTTTCTCGAAAGCCGGCTCGGGTTTTTTCTCGCAGTACCATGACGGGCATCCCGGGCCAAGCTGCTCTACGGTACGGCAGCCTTGCCATCCCTTTTGCCACGCGTATGATTTCGAGATATCCAATGGAAGGCCCTTACGATACGCATCCACTCCCTCAAGGTACTCACGGTCGGTAGCCATCATAATTACAACCCCGCGAACAAGTCCAGCAGGTTGCCCATGCGTGCATCCTTGCCCATCAGGTTCTTGTAGACCGCCTGCTCGACCGCCATGTCCGACAGGACGATGATCGTCTCGGTCTTCTGCTTCTGGCCGTTGCGGAATGCGCGCTTGTTCCCCTGCACGAACCACTCCAGATTGTCCGTCGGCGACGGCCAGATCGTCGTCGACGCACGCGTCAGGGTCAAGCCATGCGCGGCGCTGGCCGGGTGCGCGAACAGCACCTGATAGAAGCCGGCCTGGTAGTCCTTGACCATCTCGGCACGCTGCTTCACCGGCGTCTTGCCGTCGATGACGCAGTACTTGATGCCGCGTTTTTCGGCCTCGGCCACCATGAAGTCGCGCTGGTGCTGCCACAGGAAGAACACGATCGAGTGCTTGCGGTCCTCGACCAAATCCATCACCAGCTCGTACCGGCCGCTGTCGACAAGGTGATACTGCTCGCTGTGCTCGTACACGGCGCCGGATGCGATCTGTAGCAGCTTCGTGCGCACGGCCGCCGCGTTGATGGCGTTGATCACCTTGCCCCGCACGGCGGCGAGCTGGGTCATCGCCATCTCCTTGTACGCGCGCAGCTGCTTGGCCGGCATCTTGTATGGCATCGTGTACTGGAAGTTCTCCGGGATGTCGATGCAGTCCTGGAAGCGGTGCCGGATCGTCGAATCGGCCAGCAGCGCGAACACGGCTTCCTCAGCACCTTCCTTGTCCTCCCAGCGCACCATCTCGCGGCGCGGGCCGACCTGCACCGGCTGACACACGGCCTGGCGAAATGCGAAGAAGCTCTGGCCCAGGCGCTTGCCGTCGTCGATGAAGAACATCTGGTTCCAGATGTCCGTGATCGAGCGCGGGTTCGGCGTGCCGGACATGGCGATGCGGTCGCGGAAGTGTGCCTTGATCTTGTTGAGCGCACGGCTGCGCTGCGTGGTCGGGTTGCGAAATGCCGTTGACTCGTCCACCACGACGCGCACGAAGCGCTTGAAAAACGCCTTCGGCTTCTTGGCTAGCCAGTTCACCGCATCGTGGTTCGTCACATATACATCGGCCGGTGCGGCGAACGCCTCCTCGCGGTTCTCGGCCCAGGCCACGGAGACCTTCAGATGCGGCGCGAACTTCGTGATGTCCTCGGCCCACGCCGATTCGAGCAGGGACTTCGGCGCCAGTACGAGCAGGGCCTCGCCCTTCTTGCGCGCCTTGTCGAACGCGATAATCTCGACGAAGGTCTTACCGGTGCCCGGATCGCTCATGTCGAACAGGCGCACAGGACTGGCCTTCGCGAAGACCTTCAGCGATTCGGCCTGGTGCTTCATGGCCTTGATGACCGGGGGTTTAGGCACTGCTGCCATTGATTTCCTCCTGCGTGAATTGGTACTTGTCGCAGTATTGTTCGGCGACCTTTAGGTGATGCAGGCCATGTACCTCGTCGCCGGCCAATCTCTCCTGCACGCCGCGCGACGCATGGTAGGTATAGCGCTCGATAGCGACCTTGCGGTCGACCATGCGCTGGTACTGTGTCGGATGGTTGAGCGGGTTCAGCAGCTCGATGTCGATCATGTCGAGCGCGAATTTCGGCGGGTGCAACATCGACTTCGGGATGGACTGGTAGTTCGGCGCAGAACTCGACATCGTCCGCGTGACCGAACCGCCGTAGATCAAGTCCAAACGTTCTTTCTTCGGTAGTGCTTCCCAGTCATCGAGATTCACATCACCCCTTTCTCGCAGATACCGGCGCCCTTCGGGCCGTACATGCAGTACTTGCAGTTGAACATATTCGGGTTCGGCGGGAAGTCGACGGCGCTGACCATCTTTGTCGCACGCATGTCCCACTTCTGCCGAAAGCGCAGGCCCTGTGCACGATGGAACGTCATCGACGTGATCTCGTCCTGGTCCAGATACCACAGCTCGACATGCGCCGTCTCCAACTTCGGATAGCGCAGGAACGTCACCAGCTGGTACAGCTGCACCTGCTCGCCGTGCTTGACCTCGTTGCCGAACTTGCGGCCGGTCTTATAGTCGATGATGACTGCCTCGGTCTCGGACTTGAACACGAGCGAATCGAGCTTCAGGCGCAACCACGCGTTGTTCCAGTCAGCCGGCTCCCAGTCCTTGTTCATGCCCCATTCGCCTTCGAGCGATACCATGCCCTGCTTGAACTGCTCCTGCATTACATGGAACTCAGTCTCGAACGCGCGCAGCTCCGGATTGAACTTCGCCTTCCCGCGCACGAACATCTCGGCGCTGTCGTGGATGCGCGAGCCGCGGTCGTTCGCATGCTCCATCTTCCCCGGCGGCAGCGGACGCTCCGGCTCGGGGATCTTCTGTACGCGCTTCAGGAAGGTGTAGTACTTGCAGCGCTCGAAATCCATCAGGCTTGAAAACGACCAGGACTTGAGCGGCGCGGCCGGCAGGCGATGGTCTGGCACGATCGGGATGATCCTGGCCGGGTTCGTGCCGGTGACAGCAGACAGGGCGCGGGTCTTGGGCTTGGCGGCGGGTTCGGTGCTGGCAACGACGGAGGAGACGAGCGCGTCGGCGCCCAACTCCCAGGGCTTGCGGGAGGTCTTCGGCATGAGGTAAATCCTTGGGTGATATGGAGCGTGCAGTATATCCCAATGGAAACAGCTACAGCACATTTCCATCGGCGTCGAACGACAAGCCGGCGGCTTCGATCGCAGCGTCGATCTGCTCGTCGTCCATCTAGTACTCATACTCGGCTTCGAGCTGGCTATAAATCCAGTCGCCAAACGCATCGACCAGCTTGTCGGCGGCCTTTTCGATCTCGGGCGACAGCCGGCCTTCCGAGTCATCGACACTGGTACACCAGTTGCGCGCGTTGCCGCGTACGGCCAGGCGCATGCCAATCTCGACCTCGGACCATTCCCGATCCGCTTCGTCGCTGCACAGCCGGTTGAATGCATGGACAGCGGCGATGGCGGCAAATAAATCTTCCGCCTGTCGCGCCAGGTCGACCAGTATGTCGTCCTCACCCATCGCCTGCTTCACACGCTCGACGGCGCCGGCCAGCTTCTCGGCGTAGATGGACCCATTCCAGCACGCGCCGCTACCCTGCGTATAGAAGCCACTGAAGTAAATATCCGGGCTGTACACCGTACGCGCCCCGCGACCTTCTTCGCGCTTGCCGATCTCCATCCCGAACAGCTCGGCCGTCGTCGACGCTTCGTCGTAGACATACTCCCACCAGTTGTAATCGAGGTGGTGCTCACGGAACTTGTCGCGAGCGCGCTCCTTGGCCTTGTCGGACAGTTCGTCGAACTCGAACTCGGTCTTCTCCTCGGCTTCACTCACGGCACCTCCACTAGTGCGTCAAGATAACTGCGCAATGCCTCACGTGCCCGTCGAACCCGGCGCTCAGTGCCGCTCACGGGTTCTTTCGGATTACTCGAAGCACCGAGCCCGACGACGGTGCGGCGTACACGCGCCGTGGCGAGGAGCGAGGCCAAGCGCTCGATTTCATTGGCTTGGTCGCGAGTCATGGCTTCAGCTCGTAGTCGTCGCTGGCGTCGGCTTCGCCCGTCGTGCACGAGAAGCACAGGCCGCAGCCACCGTACTTCCAGATCGGCTCGCCGCAGACCTCGCACTCCCCATTCGTATTGGCCAGGCGGCGCAGTTCGGCGAGCGAGCGGCTGTCACCCTTGGCCTGGGCTTGCTCGGGCGTGATGAATCCGGCATAGTTGTTCATGATCCCTCCAGACGTAAAAAAGCCACCCCGGAGGGTGGCTGAATGATCTTGACGATCGCGCTAGGACTACGCGTGCATTGTATCGCGAATCGCTTCTGCGGGCACGCTCGGGATACCGGCGCTGATCGCACCGATCACATGGCCGATATCGGACAGCGCAGTATTCAGGCGCTGGACGGCGAGCAGGACCGGGCTGATGCCGCGCGCCCTCGCACTCAGGATCACATCGTCGTCCAGTTCGTAGTACAGGAACTGGAACAGCGTGTCGCCGCACTCGCGCAGGTCCTCACCGCGCTTCAGGTGTGCGAACTCACCGCCTCGATATGTGTCCATCAGGATACGTTGCAAAGTGTTCGGTTTCATCATTCTGTGTCCAGGGTAATGTGAAGGGTGTCGCCGAACGGTGCGATGAGATCCGGAGTGATCGAGACCCATAACACGGGGAAACTCGGCGGTGTTTTTGGAAACGGTCCATACAGATCGGTAAGATACACCATCACACAGGGTTGTGTTGCCATTTCTTCAGCATATCGCATGACTGGACGGAAATCCGTGCCGCCGTTGGCAAAACGCGTCATCTCGAAATGATCGTCCGGCCCGAACTCCTCGACCTTGGCCACGTCCACGGCGAAGTGCGCCAGCACGATCTTCTCGGGCCGCAGGTCTTCCTGGATCGCCGCAATTTCAGCGGCGAACGCCTCGACGACTTTCTGGTCCACGGACCCAGACTCGTCCGATGCGATGACGATCGGGCCCATTTCTTCGCTGTACAAGCCCGGCAGGTAGTGACCGGCCGCCTGCATCTTGCGGTTCAGGCGCTGCCACGAATAATCGTTCTTCGCGGCGTTCATCACGAACAGGCGCAGCTGCTCGCGCCAGTCGACCTTGTTGCGGCTGGCCTTCTCGATGAACTGCTCCATCGACTCGTGCAGCTTGCCGGCGGCTGCGGCGGCGGCCGCGGCTTGTTGCGCGGCGACGTGCCAGTCGGCGGCCTGGGCCTGCTGCATGGCCGGGTCAGTCGGGCCGGGCAACACCTGATCGAGCGGGCCGGGCTTCTGGCCACTCGGCGCGCCACTGCCACCCGGCGGCGGATCGGGGATCATCGAATAGATCTGCTCGGCCGTTTTGCCGCGGTACTGCACGTCGTGCAGCCAGCCCTCGCCCAGCTTGAGGCCGGACTGCACCAGCATGTCGTTCACGACATAGTCGCATGCATAGTTCCACTTTTGCGGGTTCAGGTTGATCCCGCGCCCAGACGCGCCGCAGTGCTCCAGCACGCAGTGCATGACCTCGTGCGCCACGGCCGACGTAGCAACGTCGTTCGGCAGCGTGTTGAGGAAGTCCGGGTTATAGCGCATCGTCTTCCCATCCACGTTCAGCGTCGGGATGCTCGGATCCTGCACCAGTTCCAGGCGCATCGCCAGCGTGCCAAAGAACGGCTGGTCGATGAGCAGCGTTGTGCGCGCCTTGGTGATCTTGTCGTGTGCCTGCTTGTTCATTCCCTGCTCCTTGAAAGTCGTATCTCGACCGCGCGCATGACCACGTCCACGCCGATCGTCTGTTTGCCGTCCTGGGCCTGCTTTTCGACGACGTTGATCCACCACAATCGCGTGCGTTTATCCCAGCGCTGCCATAGGTTATAGTTTGAGTTGAAGCGATGGTATTCCTGGGCCAGCTCGTCGAGTGCACTGGCGTACATCCAGAGCTTCGTTTCTTCGTCATCGGTGAACAGCTCCTGATCTTCAATCCCGTCGGGATCGTACACGCAGCGACCGTCGACATAGACCTTATCGCCGTTATAGGTGATGTAGCCGCCTTTATGTTGCGCTGCCTTGATGATAAGTCGTCGTTCCCAGTCGCTCATTTCGTCAACCTCAACTCAACCATCTTCACCGCGACGGTGTTGCGGAACTTGCCATAACCGAGCATGTACAGCGTGGCGAGTGTCGCAGCACGAGAGCCGAATAAAAGCGGTGGCGTACTGTTGACCTCGTACGTTACTGCCATGACGATAGCATCGGGTTGTATCGTTTTGCTCCAATCCACGACGCCAAACGCCAGGCACTCGATCGCCGCGCGCCACGCATCATACGCAGCCCGATCGGCACGAGTTGCCAGCAGCATTTCCCTCACACTGGGCATCTGCGATCTCCTTTTCCTTGTGGCGTATGCGGCGCTCCAGCTGTCGATGCGCGTTCCGATCGGACGGCGACATCGACACCTGCGTCTTCACGCCGGACGGGTGGACCAGCGTGTGGTGCTTGCCGCCGTTGACCAGCTTCCACCCACGCTTGATCGCCGCCTTCACGACGATTTTCAGTTCCTTGTCCATCATTTTCCTTCCAGCCGGCGCACGAGGGCTTCGCCCAGGATGCGCCGCTCCATGTCATTTTGTGGGCCTTGCTCCGCGATGTCGATCGCAAGGTGCCACAGGCCGTCGATGCCGTGCAGGGAGTAGAACTGCACCACATCAGGGTCGCGCATATGCAGCGCGGCGCTCGATATGGCCAGCGCGATTTCATGCACCTCCTCGCTGTCCGGAATCATTTCCGCGTCCCTCCCAGCCGGACCTCGACGAACTTCGCACGCAGCGCCTGGACCAGCGGCGCGAGCTGCACGCTCGGGAACGCCTTCTGGATGCGCGGCAGGTGCGCGTCGCCTTCGATCCTCGCTGCGTTGATCAGCGCCTCGCGCTTCATTCGGACGATCGAGGAATCGCCGTGGAACTGGTCGACGACGAGCCACCCGTCGAGATACAGCTCGGCCAGCGCCAGCTCCCACATCTCGAAGCGCCTTACGGCGTCGTCGTCGGCGTAATCCACGGGCCGATCTCCGCGAGGATTTCCGCAGCCTTGTCGGCCGTCTTGCGGCGCAGCTCCAGCGACGCGCGCAGGCTGTTGGGCGAGACGATCAGCCAGTCGCGGATCTTCGCCATGACGGCGTTGAGCTTCGGGTCGTTCGTGATGTTCAGCTTGGGCAGGATGCGCACCAGCGTGTCGATGTTATCGACGAGGCTGTCGCGAAACACGGCCTGATCGTCGGCGAGACGGATCACCATCGCGCTCACGACCTCGTGCAGACGATCCCAGCACTCGCGCGTGGCGCCGTGCAGCCGCTGCTGGACGTTCTGCTCGATGTTCTGCTTGATCGCGGCCACGGCCTCGTCGCCCACGTCGACGCGGAAGTCCTCGGCGTCCGGCACGACCGAGAACGACGTGTTCACCGAGAAGCGCGCGGCGATCGATTCGGGCGTCGGGTAGTCCTTCGGATCGTACATGGCGCCCAGGATCTCGCGCGCGTTCTGCACGAGCTGCGGGTAGTCGGAGACGAACTTCGCCGCTTCGTTCTCGAATTCGGTCTTCAACTTGCGCAAGCCGTCCATGTAGTCCATGTACGCAGCGCCGGGCAGCACGCGGTCGCCATTGTCGGACCAGGGCAGCGTATAGCGGTAGTGGAAGTCGCGGATGCGACCCTCCAGCTTGCTGATTGGCTGCAGCGCGGCCGGGTCGACCAGGCGCTTGTTGAACCAGCCGGCGGACGACTTCGCCCCAGCCTGGGCCTTGGCCGACTCGCTGGCCTTGTTGTCCTTCTTGCTGGCAGTCCAGGCGCTGATCGACAGGCCGACCAGCATTGCTTTTTCTTGCAAAGCACTCATGATGTTCTCCTTATTTTGTAAGTCGGTACGTCGTGAACTCGACGAGGATCTTCTCCTGCTGCTCGGGTGTGAAGTAGAGGTCCCAATACATCATCAACCAATGGTTTGCCGCTTCGACATTCCGTCCGCGAATTTCGACGAGCACAACGCCGGTAGTGCGCATCGCTGCATCGAATAGATCCTGTTTTGCTTCCTTGCTGGTCAGCTCCGGTGGGTTCATGGGTTCACCCTCGGCGCCAGGCGGTACTCCATATACTTCGTCAGGATCGCTTCCGCATCTGCGTATCCACTCCACTGCCGGCGTATATAGTTTTCGAGATCGATGATTGCCGACTCGAACTGATAGAGAATGCAGCTCATGGCGTCGTAGTACGACGTGGTGCCCGGCCAGGACTTGCCGGTGTCGATTACCGCGCGGATCAGGCACAGCTGCTCGAATGACTCGCGTACGTGCGGGCGTTCGAGCTGAGGGAAGACGAGCGAGCCCTCGTTTGCCCACCTGAACAGCCCACGGTCGCGCAGCTCCTGGCCCATCGACGCGAAGGCCCAGTTGCCGGGCTTGGTCCGGTCCGCGCTGGACAATTCCAACCTGATCGACGCGTCGACCTTCCTCAGCCTGTTCTGACGAATCATCAGGTTGATCGAATTGACCAGATGCGGACTGTCCATCCACTTGACCACCAGCACCCGGCCGTCCTGCGTGGTCCAGGTCGCATCGGGCTGCGTCACTTTGAACCTCCTTTCATATGCTCGAACAGGTAGCGGAACGAATCCATATGCTCGAACAGGTAGCGGAACGAATCCATATGCGTCTCGATGTCGATCATCGTCGGCTGCGTTTCCGGCTCTTTACGATCCATCGCCATCTCGAACACGACCGCCACGGCTTCCGCGGCCTTCTCGCCAGCGCGGCCGTTCTTCTTGGCCAGCTCCGTGAGCTTCTTGATGATCTCGGCCCGCTCCTTCGGCTTGCGCTCCTCGAAATACGAGGCGTTCACGTTGTACACGCGGCGCAGCGCCACCGCCCAGCGCCACTCCTCGGTGCTGAGCTTGTGCTTGGCGGTGGCAATGTCGAACTGGTCGAACGCGGTCTTGAAATCGACCAGGACCTCGTCGTGCACGATGCCATGAATGCGGGCGCCTTTGAGGAACGCGTCCGGCCCGACGCTGTAGCGCCCGGCATGCGCCGCGGCCTTCGCCTGCGTCCGTTGCTGCGCCATCGTTTCAAGATAGCGCTTCTCCAGCGCGGTGAAGTCCAGAGCGCCGAAGGGATTCTTCGGCTTTTCCATGATCAGGCCAGGAGATGCGAATGCTTCACGGCGAACTGCTGCCATTCACGCGTGCTGGTGAACTCGCGGCTGTATGCGAGGGCGTCCTTGTGGAACAGGATCTGCCATTCCGGGTCCATGCGGTCGATGTACTTCTTCAGGCGCGGATAGATGTCCTTCGTATTGGCGCGCGCCAGCGAACCGATGATGCCGAACTTGGCCGAGATGTTCGTCGGGACCGCCGTACCGTCCGGATCAAGCTTCACCTGCTCGACACTCGGTAAGTCCTGCCACATGCCCAGGTACGCCACGTACTCGGATGCCTCGGCCGCGCCGACGGTGCCCTGCATCATGGCCAGGCGCACTGCCGGATCGAGACCGGCGTTCGTGAGCTGGCCGCAGAACACCCAGGACCGCGGATTCGGCGACACGCGGCGCGACGGGTCGAACTTGTGCAGCAGGTCCGACTTGAAGCGGATGAACGACAGCAGCTCGACCGGCACCTCGTCCGCATGCTCCAGCGCCCATGCGCACCAGTCGTCAGCGCTCGGCATCATGTCGATGTGGACGAGGCGCAGGGCCAGTGCGGCCGGCATGCGCTGCGCGTTCGAGCGGTCGGTCTCACGGTTGCCGGCGCCCAGCATGGCCCAGCCGTCCGGCAGCGTGTAACCGCCGACCTTGCGGGTCAGCAGCAGCTGGTACGCAGCGGCCTGCACCATCGGCGGCGCCTGATTCAGCTCGTCCAGGAACAGGATGCCCTGCGAGTCGTTCGGCACGCGGCGCACTTCGACCGTCTCGGTCGGCTTGACCTTGGACTTGTACAGCGTGCCGTCTTCGTAGAAGAAATCGCCGTCTTCACCCTTGGACAGCTCGGTGCCGGTCTTGTCGGTGTAGACCGTCACTTCCTTCTCGATCATCATGTGCGGCAGGAAGTCGGCCGGCAGCCACTCCATGTGGCCGTGGTCGACGTTCGGCACCGGGAAGCCCTTGATGTCGGTCGGGTCCATCAGGTTCAGGCGGACGTCGCGCAGCTCCATGCCGCGCTTCTTGGCGATGTCGGCGACCAGATCCGACTTGCCAATCCCAGGCGGGCCCCAGACAAAGCCGGGGCGTTTCAGTTCGACCAGCGTTTCGAGGGCCGAACGAACCTGGCTCGGGCTGAGGTGGGCGGCGGTGATGCCGGCTGCTGCGGGCGTGGTGTCTTGGAACATGAAGGTTCTCCTTGGATGATAAGGATGGTTGAAATTTATGCGATGCTCTGCTCGTACAACATGGCTAAGCCGAGCTTCAGTTCGTTGCGCATGTTGTGCGGGTATAGACCGATCTCAGCATGACCCGGCTTGACGCCGCGCCAGTCGAGTGGCGCTTTCGATACGAGGCCAGTGATCGAGTTGATCCAGCCCTCGTCGGTCCACTTCCGGCGGAACACATGCCCGCCGCCGGTACGGGCTTCGTACTCGCCCGGTATCGTGGGCAAGACGTCCGGCGCAAACCAGTCGGTGCGCGGGAGATTGTCGGCCTCGGCTTTCGAGGCGCGCTGAATGACAGGTGACATGGGATACTCCTGGCCGGCACGGTCCTCGTGCCGGCCGAAAGAAGGTCAGGAAGAACGGCGGTCGTACACCGGGCGGATTTCGATATGCTTCGCTTCTTTGCGCACATCGATGCCCATCATGCCGTTGACCAGGACGACCATCGGATCATTGAGGAAGTCCGAATATGCCTTCTCGACTTCCTTGCGATCGATGCGGAACGACTGCACGATCGGCTTACCCTGGTGGAAGGCCATGAAGCCGATTTCGTGGAAGATGGGCTTCGTGCCCTGGAGCGGTTCGGTCTTCAACGCGTCGGTCATACGCTCGGCGTTGAATGCACCGGCACCGTACAATCCGGCGGTCTGCTCTGCCGGTGCCGCAGCCTTCTTCTGCGCCTCCTCGTACTTCGCGCGGCATGCCGAGCAGGTCTCGCGATGCGCGGCCGCTTCCTTTTTGGCCGCAGCGCGTATCTGTGCTTCGACTTCGTCGAACTGCTCCTCGAAGCTGCGGCTCGGGTCCAGCTCCAGGTCGACGACCTTGACATTGCCAGTGGACAGACCGGACAGCAGGGCGGCGAGGATGGTAGCGGGGTTTTTCGAATCGCTCATATTTGTCTTTCCATTCAGGGTTGTGCGCTGAGCGCGTTGATGAAGCTGTAAATGATAGCCGAAGTGCCGGCGGCAACGATCAGCTTGGCGACTAGTGGGCGCATGGATCGTCGCGCTCTTTTATCGGTAGCGCCCATGCCGAACAGCCAACGATCCCGGTGCCCGCGTGACCAGTGTTCCTGCAGCGGCTGGCCGAAGTAAGGATTGAGTGCGCCGGGCGGCGCCCGTCGGCCTTCACGGTACGCGCGACGCCGGGCGAGGTGTGAAGCGGGTTCGATCTTCATGCCGGCACCTGTTGTTTCGGCGCCGGTTCAGGCTCTGTTTTCTTCGGCGGCGCCGATGGATTCGGGATTTTCAGGCGAATGCTCTCGTCCATGTTCCTTCTTTCTTTCGTTGTGATAGTGACGGTCGTACAACCGCTTGCGCACCGTAACCAGCTCGTCGATACTCTGCTGCGTCCGGCCGCGTTCTTCGTCGAGTTCTTTCATCCGCTGCTGGTACGCGCGCGTTATGTCGCGCTGCTCCTGCTCCAGCTGCATCTGTCGCGCGCGGTGGTATTCCAGGTGCAGCTGGACGACACGAAGTTCGTCGTCCACCTGATCGGGCGTGAGCCTGCCCTGTGCCAGTTCACGTTTCAAGTGGCGCATTGTAATGGCCGGAGTGCGTGGGCTGGCCAGACGAAGTTCCATGAACACCGGAATCTCGTATCCCATGTCGGTATGCTTGGGCATAGACTTCATTCAGAAGTTGGTGCAATGCCACGGCCGGCTTCTCGCCGCCGCGGACGGACTTGCGGGATAGATGCGTCATCACGAAAAAACGTGTGACGAACCATTTGATCTGGCGCTCGTTCATCATGCCTGGCCCGGCCACCAGCTTCGTCTCGGCCTCGGCATAGATCATGTTGCGGGCGATGTGCTGCCCGACCATCTCAATAAGCTTGTCGAACGCTGTCACTCTGTTCCGGTGCTGGCTCTCATGCTCGTGGCACTCGGCCTGGATACCAGTCGGTACGTGCAAGATACGCACGCCGCGATACGACGACCACATCCAGCGGCTGGTCTGACCTGGCGCCCGGTACGTACTGATGACGAGGTCCTGCGGCTTCAAATCCATTTGTCTGTCTCTCCTTCCCTGCGAAAAAAGCCGCCCGAAGGCGGCTTTAGATAATACCGTGAATGACCTGCATCATCGCCAGAGAGCTTTCAGACGATCCGCCATCAGTCGCTGGCCTGCCACATTCGCATGGACATGGTCGCCGCTGTCGTAGATGGCCTTGAGTGCGCCCGTACCGCCCGAGTAGTCAGTGATGAGTGTATCGACATCGATCAGGTTGACCAGCCCTGCAGTAGCCCACGCCTTGATCTGGGCAATGCATTTCAGGCGGCCAGCTTCCTGCGTCGGCGAGTAGCCGTTGACACCATAGCCGGTCGACATCCACACCTGCACGCCCGCGGTGCGCAGCTTCTGCAGGTAGGCCGTGTCCCGCGCAATCAGCGTGTCGGCGCCGTTGATATTGCCGCCGAAGCCGTTCTGGCTCCATCCCTGGAAGTAGATGTCCGTCGGTGCGAAGCTGGCGGTCATCATATAGTCCAGCAGCAGCAAGTACTCGGTATGGCTGTGTCCGGAACCGGCCAGGTTCGTCACGGAGATCGGCGCAGTCTGCGTCGACAGCTCGCGCAGCGCGACAGCTACCCAGCTGGTGACGTAGTCGTTGTACGCGCTCTCGGTCGTGCTGTCGCCGACCAGGACGACCGAGCGCGCCGGCACTGCATATTGGAACTCCAGCCAGGCATACATCTGGAAGCCACCCGTGGTCGAGACTGATGCCGGCAAGTTGGTCAAGGTCGTCACGCCATCGTTGGCAGTACTGTTAGTGATGAACTCCCGATACGCAGCCGCGCCGCGGTTGGCGTAATAGGCCGTCAGGTTGCTGCCAAACTGGGTGAACACGCCGCTGGCGTCGGTCTGTGCCAGCCGGAGCAACGCTGCGGGACGTCCGCCGACGACGTCGGCGCGTGGCAGCGACACGCATGGCATCCAGTCAGAGACCATGTAGGACGCGCTGTTGCTGGCGGCAGGGGCCAGGACGCCGGTCTTGGTCGCCGCGCCGCCGTCCCACGTTACCGCGCGCCAGCCGTAATCCGTCGTCGCCAGGGCGTTGTAAAACGTGCCGTTCGCCTTGGGCACGCAGGCGTTGTTGACCGTGTCGTTCGCCATCGTCTCGGTCGGCGCCACCACGGCCTTGAATACCGGTACCGTGCCGCTGTTGTTCTTGACACCGACCCAGACCCGCACGGCCGTGAACGGCGCCTCCGCCTCGAACTTGTAGCTGTTCGTCTTAACGCCCGAGGCGCCCGTCACGAACTGCGAGTTGCCGAACGAGCGCTGGCCGCCGGATAGGTTGGCGACGCGACTCGTGTAACCGGTGAGAGCGGTCTGGGATGCGCCTGCCAGCTCGCCTGGCGCTTTCAGTCCTGCGGCCTTCATTTCGCAGTCCCCATGATGGCCGACACGGTACCGGACGCGATACTCGTTACATTGGCACGAACGTACTGCCACGGGTCGACGTCGACGTAGCCGCCGGACGCGGTGATGCCGGTCTGGATCTTGATGGCGTTGACGCCGTCGTTCGACACCTCGATATCGACGGTCGCCGTACCGGTAATGACGACCTGGATGGTGCGGGACTGGGCCGGGTTGATGTTGACCCAGTTGCCGGGGCCGGTGACGCCCTGGTTCTGCATAAGCGTAGTGGTTGCCATGACTTCCTCCTTGTGAAATACCTGCAGGAAATTATATAACGGCAACTACCGGGCTCAGCAGAATTTGTCAATACCGTGACCTCGGCGCGACTGGATCACTGGTTTGGTGCGTCCGTTCGATGGAATCGACAGGCTCAGTAGGATCGATAGGCTCGGCGGGCTGCTCCTCGACGGGCTGCTCCGACGCGATCGCTGCCTTCTCCAGCGCGTCGAGGAACTGGTACACCTCGCGGCCGACACGGACATCGATGCGCAGCGCGTAATTGCCCATGGCCGGCAGGCTGCTCGGCGCCGGGATCGTATCGATTGTCAGGATCACGCCGAACTCGGCGGCACGCTGGACCAGCTGTGCGGCGGCGTCGTGCACCTTGGTCAAGCGCTCCTCCATCTGACGCTGCACGTCTTCGTACATTTCACGCTGGCGGGTTGTCATCTTTGTTCTCTGGTTTGGGTTCGTGTTCCTGCAGATACATGCTGGCCACGGCGAGCATGGCGCGGGCCTGGCGCACATTCTGCGGCAAGTGGATCGTGTCGCGGTTCGCCGTGATCGAGGCGACGAACACGTCGAGTTCGTTCTTCGCGGCGGCCAGCTCCTGCTCGAGCACGACCATGTCGTCCGGATAGCCGGCGCCCTTCCAGGACTCGGCCACCGCCGCTGCGCAGTAAGCCGCGATGAGCTGCGACAGGCGCTGGCTCTTTTCGTAAGTGATCATGGTGCATCCTGTGTGGTGCGATGAATAAAGACTGCCAGCGCGGTGCGTGCAGCGCGTACGCGCTCGTTCAGATCGGCGACTTCGACCTGCGAGTAGGCGCCCTTGAAGATGCGCTCCTGCTCGGCTTCGCGTTCGACTTCGACGCACTTGTTGATGAGGTCGTGCAGCTGGGTCGCCTGTTCGATGGTGATCATGACGGCTGCCTCTCACCGTTCTCGAACGCCTCGCGGCCGTCAAAGCTGTTATGGACCCAGACGTTCGGCATTTCAGGATCGTCGTTGTCCGGGCTACAGGTGCAGTTCTCGTCCACGTGGTCGTGCGTGTCGCCGATTGGAATGAGGTGGATACCCAGACGACCGCAGTCGACGAACGTCCAGCCATACATGCCGCGCTTGCGCATTTCTTCCTGGTCGAGAGATTCTTCAGGTTCGGTATGCTCAATCATTCCTTTTTCTCCCGGTCGATCTCGGCCCACACTTCCGCGCGCAATGCAACGAGGTCATCGTCGTACGGGCCGTCGATGACGCAGGCAGCCAGTTCGCTCCAGTCGGGCTGGCGCATCGCTGCATGGACGTGGGGCGCCACGGCGGCATTGCCGCCCGCCATCGCGATCTTCATCAGCGCGCGGATGCGGCCGCGTAGGTGCGGCGGGATGGGCTTCTGGTCGCGTATGCGGTTCGCCCAGGCTTCGCCATACTGCCCGACGTTCCAGTGGTACTGGCACTTGCCGGCGCCCTGGACCAGACCTGGTATTCCGGGTGCACCGCAAATAGTGCATAGGTTATCCATCTCGTCCTCCTATCTATATGGTGTATCGCTTGGCGCCGGCAGGTTGTAGTGCAGCTCGTCCCAGTAGAACGACATGGGCGTGTCGCCGCGCGGGAAGTCATGTATTCGTGTGTTGTGCCGCACGATTGCCACACCGATGACTTCCTTCGACGGTCCATCGCCATACCGGCTGCTCATGCCAATCCGGCCCAGCGTGTCCGTGATGATCTGGCCGATACGGCTGATACTGACGCAGTGCTCGGCGGCCAGGACCGCGTGGGTCTTGCCAGCTGCCGCGTCGAGCGTGATCTGGGCTGCGCGGCGGTTGATCATTCCTTCCTCGCTTCCTGGGCCTTCGTGATCTGCACGCGGTCGTAGATGATTCGTGCTTCGAGCAGGACGAAGACCAGGCTCACGAGCGCCACGATTGCGTAGTCTCCGAAGAAATGGTAAGACAACTTAACTGCACCGAACAGGCTGGCCAGGAAGACGCAGACGAGGAATAGGCTGCCCAGTTCGGATGCGATAACCTTCAGGATGAGTTTCATTTCCTTCCTCCCGCCACCGCGCGCAGTGCGCCTTTCTTCGGCTGCACGGCCGGTGGCTCGATGATGGCACGCAGGTCATCGAGCGCCTGCGCATCGCCCTGCCACGTGGTCTTGATGCCCTGCACCGCGCGGCCATCAACCCAGACCTTCGTCATGTGGATGCGGTGGTGCTTGAGCATCGACGTGAACTTGTTCGGCGTGTCCGGCAGGTTGCCCACCGTGTAGCCGAACAGGACGGCCAGCTCGTCGCGCGAGATGTTGCACTGGCCCGGATGGCTTACCGGCGCGGCCTTGGTGCGGTCGACCAGGCGCAGCAGCACCTCCTGGTAATCGGCGACCTTCGAGGCTTTGAGCGCGTTGCGCTTGTAGCTGTCGTCGTTCGGCAGCTGGTCGACGAAGAACTCCAGGTCGCCGCTCAGGACACGCGATACCGCGACGTCGATGGAAGTTTCGCTGATGCCGATCAAGGTGCGGCGGTCTTCGGTGTCGAGCACCGTGGCAGCGCGGGCGATGTCGGCCTTATACGTCATCAGGAAATCGTGGAACGTCTGCAGCTCGTTCTTGATCTTGGTCATCTCCTTCTCGCCCATGACCAGGCGCTGCGGCTGGAAGCCACCGATGTTGTAGCGCCGGTCGCGCGCGGTGATCACGATCGGCTCGGGCATGTTCGAGCCGAAGATCCAGTTGCCGAAGTTGGCCACATCGCGCGAGCCCTGGTGCATGGCCCGGATCGGGATGGTCGGCTCAGAGATGAAGTTCCTCAGCTTGGCGGCGACGCCGCGCTCGTTGTCCAATGCCTTAGCTTCGATCTCGTCGATGAAGATCACGAACTTGTTCTCCATCCAGTGGTTGAAGTGCTCGTTCAGCTCGTCCATGTGGCGCATGACCGTGTGACGTTCACCTAACAGCGGCCGGATGATCTTGTGCATGATCGTGCCCTTGCCGGTGCCCTCGGTGCCGTGCAGGACCCAGGCCGTGAGCGTGCGCTGCTTGAACTGCATGATACAGGCCAGCCAGTTGATGAAGTGGTCGACGACCTTGGGATCGCCGCCGAGCGCGTGGTGGATGACCTTCGAGATCATCGTCGGCATCGTGGTGATGCGCTTGACCTTCGTCTTGGCGAAGCGCGTGGCTTCGTACAGGTTGACTTTGCGGTTGGTGACGTCGACACGCGGCGTGCCGGGCGCCGCGTGCGGGTCGAATACCAGATCCCACTCGGGGATAAAGTCGCCCAGCGGCACGCCATGCTGCTTGGCGAAGTGACGCACCTGGGTCTCGTTCTTGGCCGCGTTGATCTCAAGCACGTCCGTGCTGGCATCGTAGGTGCCACGGTAATAGGTGCTGGTGATGCGGTCGAGGAACGTGAGGTAGGTGACGCCGCCGCTGGTAGTCTTGACCGACTGCTGCGTGATCTGTTCCCAGTACTCGGGCAGCAGCTCCTTTGTGAGGTAGGTCGGCTCGCCCTTGAAATTGAAGATGAAGTCCGGATTGTTCTCCGGGTGGTAATAAGCCCAGGAGTCGCCGCCGTTCAGGTTGAAGTACACGAAGCCGCGGTCGACCTTGACATCGCTGATCGTGGCGCTATCGGGCTTGACCATGATCTGCGTGGAGCCGAGCATCTTGTACGTGAATTTACGCGCCGGGATACCGGATGCTTCGCGCAGCTCGTTGATGCGCTTGTCAGTCTTGACCTTGTTGGTTTCGGTCGACGGGATCAGGCTTGGCATCGTGAGTTTGGCGGCCGGCTTGCCGACGTACACGATGCGGGCTTTCTTCGCCATCGGGTCCTTGAGGCCGCTTTTCAGAAGCGGTGGCGCGATGTAGATCAGTTTGTCGTTCTGGCAGGCGGTGATGTCTAGTGCCCAGCTGATCGAGTTCGCCGTCTTGGTCAGCGTCATGGCGTTGCGCAGCATGTCGACCTTGTGGTTCAGGTCGATGAGCCATTGCTTCAGCAGCGGCGCTGCCATGGGTTTGGCCAGCTGCATGAACACGTGCGCGCGCAGGTGGTTGTTCTCGATGCCGTAGCTCGCGGAGTACTGTACCACGTACGAGACGTTGTCCAGGCCAACAGCTGTGAGGAACTGCTCGACATTCGAGATGTTCGGCAGTCCGTCCAGGTCCAGCACGATCCACTCGGTCTGCCCGTTGGAGTCGGTGCTGCCCTTTCGCGACTCACGCACCAGGGGCCGATTGATGTCGCCCTTGAGCAGCGTGTGCCCTTGAGCTGCATGTTTTTTAAGCAGCGCCTCGAAATCCTTCAGATCCTTGCAACCCTCTTCAATGGACGTGAATTCGTATGCGTTGGGATAGGGGTGCTTCTCGATGGTCCCGTCAGCGCGACGGACGTACGTTTTCGTGAGAGGCATCGGGGCCTCTAAAAACACCAGTTTCATAGGGAGATCGTCCTGTTTTTGTAGTCGTGGAGGGCGGCGTACAGCAGAGTCATCATAGCGATTCCGACGCCCTCCTTCCATAGTGCAAATGTAAAATTCAGGAATTTACTCCGACACGTTTCCCTTCCAAAATCGGTTTTTTCACGAAAAAAGGCCGATTTTGGAAGGAGATTGGAAGACCTAAGTATTTGATTTATATACTCTTTTCTTCTTTTCTTCTATTCTTCCAAAATTTATTTATTTATATAGAAAATAGAAGAAAAGAAGGTATAAAAAAAGAGTTATATATAGAGTTTGTTGCGATTGGAAGCCGAAGTTTGGAAGGCGTCTCGCGCGTGTCAGCAGTCCGTAGTGGCCCAGGCCGAAGACAAAAACGGCCGCCAGCGCGTGTGCGCCGACGGCCGTGCGTGCTATGTGTAGATCACTTCGTTGCTTCTTCCGGCCGCGGTGCGCGACGCATGCTGCCCTTCGCGGATTGTGCTTGCGTCGTCGGCGCAGTTTCGCTCGTGCTCGTGTTCGTGTTCGCTTCGGTGCCGACGATCGTGCGGTCTTCGAGTTCCGGCAGCACGCCGCCACGTTCGAGGTAGGCATCGAGTTGCACGCGCTTGACCTTGCTGAAAGTGGTCAGCCATGCGACCAGTGATTCGCGGTTCGCCTTCAGCATCTTGCTGTCGCCGGCTGCATCGAGCTTGCCGCGCAGCAGAGCCATCAGCGCTTTCTGCACAGCCTTGTCGTGTGCGCGGATCGCAGCGGACATCAGCTTGTACTGCACGTGTGCCGGCAGTGTGTCGAACATCGATTCGATCGAGATTTCGTCTTCGTCGCACACCGGCACCTGCTTGCCGCCTTCGTCTTTTGCATACGTCTCGAACGCTTCGAGATAGGTGATGACCTTGCCTGCGTTGGCCTTGAGATCAGCCGTATCGTCGGTAACCATCTTGAGCTGCGCAGCCTTGAGCATTTCCGGATCAACGTCGACGGCGAGTGCCAGCGCTTCGATCATGTCGTCGTTGTTCTGCGAGGGACGCGTCAGCTGGAACTTGACGGTCTCGGCGATCGACAGCGGCACGTCGTTCTGTGTAGCCTGATGCTGTGCCAGGAACGCTGCGAAGTAATTGCGCAGACGCATGAAGTTCTCGGCCAGTTCACCAGACTGCATCTGGACTTCGAACCCCATGCCGTCTGCGACTGTGGTGTTGCGGAAGTTGGCTTCCTCGACTGCGTTCTGTGCGTCGTTGTACTCGTCGATGGTGGGAACGTCTTTGCGATCGGCGATGTTCTCGATGGCGTTGTAGCGGAGGTGACCGCGCGCGTATGCGATAGCTGTTGCGTTCAGCGAGCCAATGATCGACTTGACGATTTGCTTGGACACGTTGAGCGGCAGGTTGTGATGAATGGTGGTGATCGATTGCATGATGAAGCTCCTAGCGAATTTAGTTTGAGTGATATGTGCCGGTTACAGCGTCCGGCGCGATGAGCCATGCCGCAGCATGTTCGCTGATGGTTAACAGGCGAGGTAAAACGGCCGCGGTCTACATCGGTTCCTGTCTCCTGTGCTTGATGATCGGCTGCCCGAATTCTTCTTCGAGCCGGGCGATCAGTTCGAATGGGTCAGCCAGTGCATCGCCGATCATGTGCTCGACGATGTAGATCAGCGGCTCGTGCCCCATGTAGAGAATCTCGTTGATCGAGAATTCAGATGTGTCCCATGTGTCGGTGCCCATCTAGTGCACCCGCACGCGCAGGACATGTGCATTGAGCGGCGTGTACAGCATGACGATGTCGACGCGGCGCTGCTCGATCTTCGCGCGCAGTAGTTCGAGGTACTGCGCTGCGTTCATTTGAACTTGGTGCTTCGGTTGAGTGAGTGTCATGCGAAATCTCCTAAACCGTGTAAACGGTATAAATCATTTGATGCGGTCGAACACATTGATTCGACCTGCGATATAGCAGCCGCGTTCGATGTAACCGAACATTTTGCGGCCTATGCTGATGAGTGCAGAGCACACCAAAGCACCGACCGCAGCGACCATCAAACCTGAAAAGGTGCCCGAGTGTAACCAGTTCAAAAACACGAACGTTCCAATATCTAGAACGACCGGAAAACCGAGCATGCGCAGTCGCCAACGCCAGCTGAGTTTGAAGAAAATGAAGATCAAACCCAGCGCCACGACGACGCCGGATTCGAGGATCATGTGCGCCTCACTGCGCGCTGATGCACGTAGTACGCGAGAACGTGCGCGTTGTGCTTGCGACCTCGTGCGAGGATTTCAGCCAGCGTCATCACGCCGCCACCGGCTTCGTGAATGCGCCGGTGAACGCGCGCGCACGTTGTACCGCGCCGATGCCGTTCGCCTTCTCGGCCACTGCATCCTTCATGCCGCCGAAACCCAGCGACAGCGATGCAGCGCACTTGCTCACCAAGCCATCCGGCAGCACGACGCTGCTGAATACCTTGCCGCCGACGTAGCCGCCGATCTTCCAAGTCGCGTAGATGCCGAGCACCCAGACCGCAGCGCTGAGCATGAAGGCCAGCGCTGCGCTGCCGGTCAGCGTCATGATGCCGGCCAGTGCGTACGCCATGACCAGCGAGATACCGTAGCCGACGGCGCCGGCTGCTGCGAGGCCGAGGATTGCGCCGACGATCACGCGCGTAGGCGACGGCAGTGCGAGGTCAGCGAGCATCTCTTCGATGTTGGCGTGCCGCGCTTCCGGCTGCACTTTCTTCGCGTGTGCGGCCGCGCGCGTCGCCTTCGGTGCCGGAGCAGCTGCACGCTTCGCGCGTTGTGCTGCGATGTCTTTAGCTGCTGCTGCGAGTTGTGCTTTCGTTGCCATGGTGTTTCTCCTTGAGTTGACGAGCCGAGCACCATTGCCCGGCTTCGCTAGTGGAACTACGAGCGAGCGCGATGGTGTTCCGCGCTCGTGTGTGCTTCGTGTTGCTGCCACTCCTGCACGACGCGCTTGCACGCGTACATGGTGAGCGGCATCAGCGCCAGCACGGTGTACTGAAGCGCTGCGATGGTCTGGTCGATGAACTCCATCAGCTCACCTTCACGCTGCGGCCGATGCGCATGGCCAGTTCGCGTGCCGCTGCCATCTGCGCTGCGCGCTCGGCCTGCCATGCCGGTGCGACGTACGCGGTGCGTGGCACACGTACGGCCTGCGGCGTGCGAGCTTCGCGCTCGCGCTTCATGTTGTTGATAGCCTCAAGCTCGGCGATCTGCTTGTTCAGCTGCTCGACCTGTGCTTGCAGTGCTGCGACCTGCGCTTCCAGCGCTGCCTTCGTGATGCGTGCCATGACGGCCTCCTATGCTGTGGTTGACGCACGAAGCGCCACGACGCAGCGCGGCGGTTCTTCGCGCTGCTGCATGAGGGCCGCGCACGCATCACGGCGCCTGCGGCTTTTGGGTCCCCTTCCCACGCTCTCGGTGATGCGAATCCGAAGTGCCCTGCCTCATTCCCGGAGCGGGGAAGGGAGACTCACACAGACGAAAGTACGAAAAATTTTATAAAAATTTTTCACGAAATTTTTTCGCAGTACCCCGCCCCAAGCACCACATTCCCCGCACCAGGAACCACACTCCCGCGCACCACATGCAAAATTCCTCGACAATTGCCCGGCGGTAAGCTAGGATTCGCGCTATTCCACAATCCACCTTCACACCCAGAATGGCGACTGCAACCGCGACAAAGAAAAAACCCGGTCCGAAGCCCCACGACCGCACCCGCGCGCCCAAGGTGGCCAAGACGCCGGTCAAGATGGCGATCGTGAAGGCCAAGGCAGCCGACCAGGAGAAGCGCTTCGCCAAGCTCAAGGCGATGGCGGTCGACGCGACCACGCCACGCACCCAGGCCATCAAGTCGACCAAGCGCAAGCTCACCGAGATGCAGATGATGTTCGTGCGCCACTGGGCGGCGGGTGAGTCGATCCTGACGGCCAGTGCGCGCGCTGGCTACAGCGACGGCGGCACCTACGCCTACCGGCTGGTCAAGGACCCGCTGATCGTCGAAATCTACGAGCGCGAGAAGAGGCTCTACGAGGAAGCCTGCCAGATGACCCGCAAAAGGGTCATGGACGGCTTTCTGGAGGCCGCCGAGATGGCCCGCCTGCAGGCCGACCCGACCGCCATGACCGGCGCTTGGAGGGAGATCGGAAAAATGTGCGGCTACTACGAGCCGCGCAAGGTGGACGTGAACGTCAACGTCAGCGGCCAGATCACGCAGAAGGTCGAGCGCCTGACAGACGCCCAGCTCCTGGCCCTGATCAAGGGCGAGGCCGGTGCCGAGATGGTGTTCGAGCAGGACATGCGCGAAGTGTCCGACACCAAAGCCGACCAACTGGGGTACGAACCATCATGACCATCGTGACCACCAAGAACGAAATTGTCCACATCCCGGTCGGCTGCAACCTGAACGGTCTGGCGCTCAAACGCATCATCATCGAGGCGGGCGACCAGGGCCATCCGGACTTCCTGGTGTGGCTGATGGACGTCGTCCTCACGAGGCTGGTCAAGGAATGAGCCAGATCGCCACCGCCAGGCCGGTCACGAAGCAGGACGCGCTGCGCGAGATCGCCAGCCGGCAGCTCAGTAAGCGCCGCCTACTGCCGTTCGTGCAGCGCATGAACCCGAAGTACAGCGCCGGGTGGGTGCACGAGGACATCTGCAGACGGCTCGAACGTTTCAGCGACGACGTCGCCAAGGGCCTCAGCCCACGCCTCATGCTGCTCATGCCGCCCCGGCACGGCAAGAGCGAACTGGCGTCCAAGATGTTCCCACCGTGGCACCTGGGGCGCTATCCGGATCACGAGATCATCGCCTGCTCGTACAACATCAGCCTGGCGATGGGCTTCTCAAAGAAGATCAAGCAGATCATCGACGACCCGGCCTACGAGACCGTGTTCGACACGCGACTGGACCCGAACAACCGCTCGACCGAGGAATGGACCGTGCAGGGCCATACCGGCGGCTACGTGGCGGCCGGCGTCGGTGGCGGCATCACCGGCAAGGGCGCGCACGTCCTGATCATCGACGACCCGATCAAGAACGCGGAAGAGGCGGACTCCGCCGTGACTCGCGAGTCGATCTGGGACTGGTACGGCTCGACCGCCTACACCCGTCTTGCACCGGGTGCGGGTGTACTCATCATCCAGACGTGGTGGCACGACGACGACCTGGCCGGGCGCGTCCAGCAGGCCATGCAGGCCGGTGCGGGTGACGAGGACGTCGACAACTTCGAGATCATCAAGTATCCGGCGATTGCCGAAGCCGCGGAATTCCTGGACCTGGAGACCGACGAGATCGTGCGGGTCGATACGGACGCCAGGGACAAGGTCGACATCCTGATCGAGGCCGCCCGGCTCGGCATCTCGACGCAGGAACTCAAGTTCCTGCGCGCCAAGGGCGACGCCCTGCACCCGGAGCGCTACGACCTGAAGAAGCTGCGCCGCATCAAGTCGACCATCGCGCCGCGCCACTGGTCCGCGCTGTTCCAGCAGAACCCGGTGCCGGACGATGGTGCGTTCTTTTCCAAGGACATGTTCCGGCGCGGGCCGATTCCGTACCTGAAGAACTACGTGTTGCAGACCGCGTGGGACTTTGCCATCGGCATCAAGAAGCAGAACGACTTCACCGTCGGCACCGTGGGCATGCTCGACGAGAACGACGTGCTGCACTTCGCCGACCAGATCCGACTCAAGACCAACGACATCGACGCCATCGTCGGCGCCATGCTCGACCAGGCCCAGAAGTGGTATCACCCGAGCCTGATCATCGGCGTCGAGGACGGCCAGATCTGGAAGACGATGGAGAGCACGTTCATGAAGGCGTGCCGCGCGCGGCGCTTCTTCCCGCGCATCCAGGTGCTACCGCCACTGACCGACAAGGAGGTGCGTGCCAGCCCGCTCAAGGGCCGCATGCAGGCCGGCATGGTCAGCTTCGCGGCCGCCGGCGACTGGTACGAGGACTGCCGCAACGAGATGCTGCGCTTCCCGGCCGGCGTGCACGATGACCGCGTCGACTCGTGCGCCTGGGTGGCGCAGGTGGCGATGGGCCGTCAGGCGCCGCACAAGGTCAGGAAGGGCGCCAAGGAATCATGGAAGGACCGCCTCAAGGCGGTCATCACCGACACTTCCCACATGGGTGCATGAATGAACAACGACATCGAGAAAAACTGCAGCTGCCACCTCACCGGCGACGACCCGAACTGCGTCCTGCACGGCGAAGTCATCCAGTTCGCGGGCGTGCCCGACCTGCAGGCGCTGTTCGGCACCCGCGCCATGCCGAACATGCCCGTCGCGGCGCCGCTGTCCACACCTGTCGGGCGCGTCATCGACGGCGGCAGCGTGCTGCTGCGCCCGTACGAGGCTAAGACCGCCGCGCCGATCCTTGTCTCGTGCAGCTGCGACCAGCCGGCCACGTTCGGGCATGACGCCGGCTGCACCGCATACGCCATCAAAACCGCACCGCTGCAGCTCCTCATCGCAGCGGCCCAGCTTATTCACGACCAGCCCACGACCGAGCAGTGGAAGACCATCAAGAAGGCAATCAGCGACCTCGTGCCGTCGCCATAAGGAACTAACATGCCCGTCAATACCAGCCTGGCGTACAAAATCTGGTCCCGTTACCAGTTCTGCCGCGACAACGGCCACACGCATTTCATGCGCAAGGCCGACCGCTGCGAGCGCTTCTTCGCCGGCGACCAGTGGGACCCGAAAGACCTGCAGAAACTGCGCCACGAACGGCGTCCGGCCCTGACCATCAACAAGATCCTCCCGACCATCGGCTCCGTCATGGGCGAGCAGATCAAGAACCGCGCCGAGATCAGTTTCCGCCCGCGCGCGCCGCAGTTCGAGGAAACCGCCACCGCGCTGAACAAGGTATTCAAGCAGATCAGCGACCAGAACCAGCTGAACTGGCTCAGGAGCCAGGTGTTCGACGACGGCGTGATCACCAGCCGCGGCTTTCTCGACGTGCGCATGGACTACAGCCGTTCGATACAGGGCGACGTCAAGTACACGAACCTGAATCCGAAGAACGTGGTCGTCGACCCGGACGCCGAGGAGTACGATCCGGATACGTGGAGCGAGGTGTTCACGACGAAGTGGGTCACGGCCGACGACGTCGCGGTCCTGTACGGCAAGGACAACGCCGACCTGCTGCGCCTGCGCACCGAGAGCTATTTCCCGTACGGGTACGACTCGATCACCGAGGACCGCGACCGCTTTGGCCTGAATACGACGCCGGGCTACTCGGACATCACGGACATGGGCGGCGTGCAGCGTCAGCTGCGCCTGATCGAGCGCCAGTACCGCAAGCTGGACCGCCAGAAGTTCTTCGTCAACACGAGGACCGGCGACAAGCGCCCGGTGCCGGAAGGCTGGGACCGCGACCGCATCGCGCTGATCGTCAAGGAGTTCGGCTTCGCCGTGGTGCCGCAGGTCGTGCGCCGGCTGCGCTGGACTGTGATCTGCGATTGCGTCGAGTTGCACGACGACTGGTCGCCCTACGAGCACTTCACCGTCGTGCCGTATTTCCCATACTTCCGCCACGGCCGCACCATCGGCCTCGTGGAGAACCTGCTCGACCCGCAGGAGCTGCTGAACAAGACGACCAGCCAGGAGCTGCACATCGTCAACTCCAGCGCGAACGGCGGGTGGAAGGTCAAGGCCGGCGGGCTTACGAACATGACGCTCGACGAGCTGGAAGCCAATGGCGCGCGCACCGGCCTCGTGCTGGAGGTCAGCGAGATCGACGCGATCGAGAAGATCCAGCCGAACCAGACCCCGCAGGGCCTGGACCGGATGAGCTACAAGGCCGAGGAGCACATCAAGGGCATCTCGAACGTGTCCGACTCGATGGTGGGCCAGGACCGCGCCGACGTGGCTGCCAAGGCGATCCAGGAGAAGAAGCAGTCGGGCCAGGTCACGATGGTCAAGCCGCTCGACAACCTGGGCCGCTTTGACTTCTTCCTCGCCCGTGCCACGCTGTCGCTGGTGCAGCGCTTCTACTCGGACGAGCGCCTGGTCACGTACACGCAGGACGAGCTGCGCGGCAAGACCGCCGCGATCGTGGTCAACCAGGTCACGCCCGAGGGCACGATCGCCAACGACCTGACGGTCGGCGAGTACGACGTGGTCGTGACCAGCGTGCCGGTCAAGGACACGAACGAGGACTCGCAGTTCGAGCAGGCTGTCTCGCTCAAGGAGATGGGTGTCGACATTCCGGACGAGGTGCTGATCGAGGCATCACGCCTGCAGGACAAGAAGGCGATCCTCCAGAAGATGGCTGCGCGCGCCCAGTCGCCGGAAGCGCAGCAACAGGCCGCGCTGCAGCTGCAGCTGCTGCAGGAGGCAGTCAAGAAGGTGCAGGCCGAAATCCAGCGCATCCTGGCCCAGGCCCAGAAGGACCAGGCCAACGCCGGCGCGATCGGCGTGAAGGCGCAGAAGGAAGCCGCCACGCCGATCGAGCAGCCGCAGGCCCAGGCCGACACCACCCATATCGACGAGGCCAAGGCCGCGCACGAGATCGACCTGAACGAGCGTGAATTCCAGCACAAGAAGCAGATGGATCATGCCGAACTTGCGCTGAAGGACCGCCAGGCGCAACAGGACGCCGCACTGAAGGCCAAGCAGCAGCAGGACCAGGCCGAGCAGCAGCGCATTGCCGCGCTGACCGCGCAAGACAACGAACCCGCAACCACTGAATGAACCAGGAGAAAAAGACATGAACCACTATCTGCGCAAATTCCTCGCCCGTGCGATCCCGATGGACCAGGCCAGTGACGGCACCGGCGGCACCGCGTCGGGAGGCACCGGCACCGTCGACCGCGGCGACACGCTCGCGGCCGGCGCACCGAAGGTCGACGATCAGGCCGCCGCCGACGCGGAAGCCGAGGCCGCGCGCATCCGCGCCGAGGAAGAGGCCAAGGCGGGCAACAAAGACGCCGATGACAAGGGCACCGGCGACAAAGGCGGTGATGGCGACGACAAGGGCGAGGACGGCAAGAAGGGCATGATCCCGCTGGACCGCCACAAGGCCGTGCTCGACAAGACCCGCGCCGAGCGCGACGCGCTGGCGGCCCAGGTCAAGGCATTTCAGGAGGGTCAGGCCGTCGTCAAGACGAACACTGACATCACGAAGCTGGAGGAAAAGGTCACTGCCAAGGAGGCCGAGTACAACAAGGCGCTGGTCGATGGCGAGGTGGACAAGGCCACCGCGATCATGCGCGAGATTCGCACCATCGAGCGCGAGATCGGCGACCTGAAGGTCGAGATGCGCACCCAGGCCGCGACGGCCCAGGCGATCGAGTCGGTGCGCTACAACACCGTTGTCGAGCGGCTGGAAGCGGCATACCCGGTGCTGAACCCGGACCATGAGGACTTCGACAAGGAGCAGGTGGCCGACGTGATGGACCTGAAAACGACCTACGAGCGCCGGGGCCTGACCCCCAGCGCGGCGCTGCAGAAGGCCGTCGAGAAGCTGATGCCGGCCACCAGCGCCAAGCAGGAAGCCGCCACCAGCGTGACGCCGCGCGTAGACAAGGCCGCCGTCACCAGCGCCGAACGCAAGGAAGACGCGACGAAAAAGGCTGTCGAAGCCGCCACGAAGACCCCGCCGTCGACTGCCAAGGTCGGTGCCGACAGCGACAAGCACGGCGGCGGCGCGGTTTCGGCCGAGGACGTGATGAAGATGGACCAGGACAAGTTCGCCAAGCTCAACGAGGAGACCCTCGCGCGTCTGCGCGGCGATACGCTGTGACGTAACCGATACGCGACCGGAAAAATCCCGTTACCCGATTAGGTTGCGCTTGCGCAACCTACTTTTTTGTGACAATATTGCGCACACGTAACAGGTGACGAGACTCCTGTCCCAGCAGTGCCCGTCCGGTCGCAACGAGATGCGATGCACACGCAGTAGACCATCATCCCATTCTTGACCAACTACGAGGTACGCACACATGCTGACCAATTTTTCGCAGCTGACGAACGAGCAAAAGACCATCTGGTCCATGGACCTGTGGAAACAAGCCCGTAACATGTCGTTCGTGAACCGCTTCCTGGGCAAGGGCCCGAACTCGCTGATCCAGCACATCACCGAGCTGAAGAAATCCGAAAAGGGCGCCCGCGCCGTGATCACCCTGCTGGCCGACCTGCAAGGCGACGGCGTTGCCGGCGACCGCACGCTGGAAGGCAACGAGGAAGGCATCCAGACGTTCGACCAGGTGATCCGCATCGACCAGCTGCGTCATGCGAACCGCCACGAAGGCCGCATGGCCGACCAGAAGTCGATCGTCGAATTCCGCTCGAACTCGAAAGACGTACTGGCCTACTGGCTGGCCGACCGCGTCGACCAGCTCGCGTTCCTGACGCTGGCAGGTCTGTCGTACACCCGTACCCCGGCCGGCGCCCTGCGCGTGGGCTCGGACCTGCCGTCGCTGGAATTCGCATCCGACGTGGCTTCGCCGTCGACCAATCGCCGCCTGCGCTGGGATGGCACCAACAAGGTACTGGTCCCAAACGGCGCATCGTCGGCCATCGTCGCGGCCGACACCCCGACCTGGAACATGCTGGTCCAGCTCAAAGCCTATGCCAAGGACCGCTATATCCGCGGCGTCAAGGAAGAAGGCGGCGAGGAGTGCTACCACGTGTTCCTGACCCCGCAGGCCATGGCCAAGCTGAAGCTCGATCCGGACTACATGCTGAACCTGCGCCACACCGTCCAGAAGGGCGAGAACAGCAAGCTGTTCGACGGCGGCGCGGTCAAGGTCGACGGCCTGTACCTGCACGAGTTCCGCCACGTACCGAACACCCGTACCGCCGCGTCCGGTTCGAAGTACGGTGGCGCCGGCACGGTGGAAGGCTGCCAGATGCTGTTCTGCGGCGCCCAGGCGCTCGGTATGGCCGACATCGGCAATCCGGAATGGATCGAGAAGGAGTTCGACTACGGCAACCAGCAGGCCATCGCATGCGGCAAGATCCTCGGCTTCCTGAAGCCGAAGTTCTCGAGCATCTACGAGGCTGGCTCCGTCGAAGACTTCGGCGTCATCTCGGTGTACGTCGCGCAGTAATCGTGACATGGGCGGCGCGAGCCGCCCGGCACCCGAGCTGCTGAACCATCTCATTCAAGGAATCCAAACATGTCTACTCTGAAAGCTGCCCGCTCCGCGCAATACCCGCAGGTCGCCTCGTTCAAGTTCACCATGGCCGACGCCATGGTCGACACGAGCGGCGCCACGACCAACTTCAAGGCTGCAGCCGGCGTATTCGAGCCGATCCCGCTGCCGATCGGCGCCATCGTGATCGGCGGCGACGTGACCGTCGAGACGGCGTCGGATGACACCGGCACCGCGACCATCGCCGTCGGCGACAGCGGCAGCGCGTCGCGCTACCTGAGCGCCACCAGCATCAAGTCGGCGGCCCGTACCGCGCTGGTTCCGACCGGCTACCGTGGCACTGGCGAGAACCTGCGCATCACGCTGGCCAACCAGAACGGTAACGCCGCCGCCGGCGCCGTGACGGTACGCGTCGAGTACATCATCGACGGCCGTGCGACCGAAGTCGTGGTCGCATAAGACAGCGACTGCCGACATCACTCAAAGGGGCTTCGGCCCCTTTGTTCTAACTGCACAGGAGCCACCATGTACAAACTGCCTCGCACCGACGTGATCGCCACGGGCTTCGGCGCGATCGCCTTCGTCGCCGATGAACCTACCCATGTACCGCCGGAAATGGTGCGCGAAGTCCTGGCCGCCGGCGCCGTCGAAGCCACGGATGACATCGAGGTCGGTCAGACCCATGTCGAAGTCGATCTGGACAAACTGCGCGCTTCGCTGACCGCTGAAGCCGAGACTGCGCCTGCACCCGAAGCGCCTGCACCCGAAGCGCCTGCACCCGAAGCGCCTGCACCCGAAGCGCCTGCCGCCTAAACCCTTACCGCGCGGGCGCGAGTCCGCGCACCCGACACTGGAGCACCCGCCATGAAATTCGTCCTCAACCGTAACAAAGTCGTCACCAGTACTCTCGGACACGCCATCGAGTTCAAGAAAGGTGAACCGACGCACGTACCAAAGGAAATGTGGAACGACGTGATCGCCGTCGGCGCCGTGCCCGAGGACGAGATCGAGGAAGTGATCGAGAAGAAGGCGCCGGTCCTGACGGGAGAAGAACGCAAGGAGATGATCTTCGCGGCGTTCACGGTCCTGGTCGAGAAGAACGAGCGCGAAGCCTTTACCGGCAATGGCTCGCCGCACATCCGTGCCGTGGCGGACGTCACCGGCTTCCCGGTCGACGCCAAGGAACGCGATACGCTGTGGACCGAGTTCCGCCAACTGCACGCTAATCCGGATGCATGATGGACTCGTACGGACTGAGGGATGCGTTCCGTGCCGACGTTGACGATTCTGTCGCACCGTATCTATGGTCCGACGATCTGATCGCCTCCTACGCGGACGAAGCGCAGAAAAAATTCTGCCGGTTGACGAACGGCATCGCCGATTCGTCGTCCGACCTGTGCAGCGTCGATATCGAGGCCGGGGAACCGGTCGCCGACATCGACAAGCGCATCCTGAAGATCCGCCGCGTACAGCGCGATTCCGACGGCGCCAAGCTGCACGTCTACAACCTCGAAGACCTGGACGAACGCGGCATTCGCCTCACCGCACAGCTAGGTCCCGTGCGCGCCGTCGTACTGGGCATGGAAGAACACAGCGTTCGCTGGCTGGATGTACCGGCAGTGAACGATACCGCCACGCTGTCGGTGTACCGTCTGCCGCTGCGCACCGTCACGACCAGCAAAACCCAGCTGGAGATCGACGAGCAGCACCACCGCTCCCTGCTGCTGTGGATGAAGCACCTCGCGTACGCGCGCCAGGACACCGACACCCACAACGAGCAGCTGTCGCAGCGCTACGAGGCCGAGTTTCGCGCCTACTGCAAGGAGGCCAAGGCCGAGCAGGACCGCGCCCGCGGCAAGGTGCGCGTCGTGGCCTACGGAGGCATCTGATGGAAACGACCATCCGTGCCACCGGCTGCCTGACCATCACGTTGACCGACCGGGAGACGGGCCTGGTCCGCGAGATCAACACGACGAACAAGGTCGTGAACTCCGGATTGCAGTTCCTTGCCTCGAAAGCGATCTCGCCGTTCGAAACACGCAAGATCGACTTCATGGCTATCGGCACCAGCTCGCAGCCAGTGGATGCGAACGACACCAACATAGTGAGCCTGGCAGCATCCGAGCCGCTCACCGGCCTGACTGCATCCGGAGGTGTGATCACGGCCACGGCGTCTTTCAACGAAGGTGTGGGCACCGCGAGTATCACTGAACTGGCGCTGCACCTGAACGACGACACCCTGTTCGCACGTACTGTCATCCCAGTCCAGACCAAGTCCTCTACGACGTCGATGGACGTGGCGTGGACGATCACCTTCCAAGCTGTTTAACTCATAGGAACCACCATGTCCAAGTACTCCACCTACACCAAGACGAATATCCTGCAGACGACCCTGCGCGGCGTCGCCATGCCGGTCCCGGCCGGCGTGTTCGTCGCCATGTGCACGGCCGATCCGGGCGACGACAACACCACCGCAAACGAGGTCCAGACGTCGGCGATGCCGGCCTATGCCCGCCAGAATGCGGCCGGTACCGGCACGATCGATACCGGCTGGTCGGCGCCTGCGAGCGGCGTGTCGTCCAACGCGAAGGCGATCACCTTCCCGGCCAACAATGGCGTGGCAGCGATCACCGTGAACGCGATCGGTCTGTATGATGCGGCCACCGGCGGCAACCTGCTATACCACGCGCCGCTGACCTCGCCGAAGACGCTGCAGCCGGGCGACGTGCTGTCGTTCGGTATCGGTGCGCTGACCATCACCCTGTCGTAACCGGCGGCTCGGATGGATTTCTACGCGATCAATGGCGAGACAATCAACGGTACTCCGGTACTGCCGATTGCCGCGTCTGCTGGTGTCACCTGCACAATCGACATCAGCGCGGTCGCGACCCGCAACGTCCTTCCATCGGCCGCCCTCAACAGCGGCTCTGCATCGTTTGTTGCGGACCCGACTTTCACGCAGGCCGCGGCGTCCACCATCAATCCGCAGGCCGCGATCCAGACCGACGTAACGTTCATTCACGCCGCGTCGGCAAGCCTCGTGTGCAGTGCCGATATCGTCGTGGCCGTGTACCGCGTGGTGCCATGTGCGGTTCAGATGGACTGCTTCGCCGACCTGCAGGCCATTCCGGCGTCCACGCTGGCCCATGCTGATGTCACCACAGATATCACACTCGACGCTTCGGCGACGAAGATCCAACCGGGTGCGTCGGCGATGGCCGGTACGGTCGCCGTGGAGGCCGACCCGGTCGTCACGCGCTATGTCGCAGCGAGTATCGACGGCACGGCGGCGCTGCGGGTCGAGGCGACGCTCAACAACCTGCTCGACGGTTTTGTAGACGTGGCGCTCAGTGCCTCGTTCTCGATGCCGGACACCGGGATCGTATTCCGCCAGGCTGCAGCGTATGTCGAACTGCAGGACAACCTCGCGATCACGCCGACCTACATCTACGCCAGCAGCGGTGCTCTCATCGACTGCTATGCGGACGTGGAGCCGGACGGCATCACGCTGGCTGTTCCGGCCGCGATCCTGGTGGCCACGGCCGATTTCACGGCGGACGGTGTGCGCATCGTCCTGCCGACGGTAAGCATGGCTGTCACGGCCGACGTGGCGGCGCCGGCATTGCAGCGGCACGCAGCCGATACGACTGCCGTCGGCAGCGTAGTGCTGACGAGTACGCCCGTGGTCACGCAATGGGGCATGACGACGATTGATGCTGGTAGTAGCTTCGCAGCCAGCGGCACCGCCGTGCGCATGGCGGTCGCGGACGTGCAGGGCGGCGCCGACGTCGCGCTGGCGCCGTCGAACAACATGGTTGCTAGCGCGACGATCGACCCGAGTACGGACATCTCGGTGTCGTCAGTGCGTATCTGTCTCGCAGCTGTCGATGGCGTGCTCACGGCCGATTTCATCGCGCTGTCGACCGCAACGCGGCCGGCGGAAGCGAGCATCACCGGTGGCGTCGCAGTAGACGCCGTGGCCGTGAACACGATGCCGGGTAGCGCGTTGATCGATAGCCACGTGGACTTCTCGCTTTACCCGGTCATGAAGATCATGGCTGCGTGCGTACTGGGTGTCACCGTTGATGTACGGGCCGATGCTCGCGTCAACATCGAAGCGATCGACCTACCCGACGACACGATGTACCGGCCAGCCGAGGACACCGAATTTGACCGTCCCTTCGAAGAAACTGAAATGAGGCGCTACGCATGAAACTAGGGACCAAGACCAAGCAACCCGGCGAGCGCCGTTCGTACACGATCAACTACATCGATGCAATCACGAGCGACGACACCGTGATGACGGCCACACTCAAGACCGCACCACCAGTCGAACTTGTCGTCGACCAGATCACCGTCATCTCGCCGCGCGTGCGCTTCTTCGTTGCCGGCGGCACCGATGGTATGAGCTACAAGCTCACCTTCGTTGTCGTGACGAACGACGGCCTCACGTTCGAGGACGAAGTAACCATCAAAGTGAAGGAACAGTAATGACGCAACTTTTCGCGAACAACGCATTCTCCACGCTGGCCAGTGCCATCACCAATACGGCGACGTCCCTGACCGTGCAGGCCGGCGCGGGTGCGAAGTTCCCATCGCCATCGGGCGGCGACTATTTCCTCGTCACGCTGTTCCAGCTGATCGGCGGCATCGAAGCCAACCATGAAGTCGTGAAGGTCACGGCGCGCTCGGTCGATACCTTCACGATCGTGCGCGGGCAGGAAGGCACCACGGCGCGCGCGTGGGACGTGGGCGACCAAGTCTCGCACCGCGGCACCGCCGGTACGCTCGGCGGCCTGGCCCAGCTCGGCGCATCCGGCCAGGCGTTTACGAGTCCGGTCAGCGTACCGACGGCCTCGGCCGGTACGAATACGGACCAGGCCGCCAGCACGGCGTTCGTCACCGCCGCCGTAACGCAGGCCAAGGCCGATCTCATCGCATCCTCGCCTGCCGCGCTCGACACGTTGAACGAGTTGGCCGCCGCACTGGGCAACGATGCAAACTTCTCGACGACCATGGCGACGGCGCTGGGCAACCGCCTGCGCGTCGATGTGAACACACAGGGCTTGAATTCGACGCAGAAGTCCAATGCCGTGACGAACCTGGGCTTGGCCGCCGTGGCTGTGTCTGGTGCCAAGGCCGACGTAGGCCTGGGCAACGTCGACAACACGTCGGACACGAACAAGCCGGTCAGCTCGGCAACACAGACCGCGCTGGACCTGAAGGCGAATCTGAGCGGCGCGACCTTTACCGGCTCGGTGTCCACGACGGGCGACTACACACTAGCAACCCAGGGCGGGCGCTTCATCGCCGACTTCTCCAATGCGACGCTGTCCAACCGTGGAAACTTCCAGACTTCGGTAACGAACGGATCCACATCTGTCGGTTTCAGGCCGAACGGCTCCGGCACATCGGCGCAGGTCAATGCATTCAACGGCTCCGACATGACCAACAGTGCGTACATGTCGGTCGGCGCGGATGCGACTGCTACCTTCCTCGACTCGAAAGTATCGGGCACCGGTACTCAGTTACCGATCGCCTTCCGGATCAATAATTCTGAGGTTGCGCGCTTTGATACCAGCGGCAACTTCGGTCTCGGCCAAACTGCACCATCCAAGTACTTGCACGGAGGTTCGGCTCGCGTACTTGAACTTCTGAATAGTGACGCCGCAGTCGACTCGCAGAGCCATTTGGTCCTCTCAACAGGCTGCGCTGCTGCAAGTACTTCGATTGGTACGGTGTCATTCGTCATTCCGGGTATCACTGCGTCTAACAAGCTCTTGGCATACATCAGCGCGTCAACGGACCCATCGCACACTTCAACCGCACCATCTAGCACTCTCAGGTTTGCAACCCGTACAGCGGGTGGGGCGCTAACGGACAACATGATTCTCGACGGTAGCGGCAACCTGTTGGTGGGAGTGATGTCCGGCACCACGCATACCATTAATAAAACAGGTGCGGTAGAGGGCGATATCGTCCTCATTGCACAAGGGGGAGGCAATAGTGCGTCCTTCTTCCGGCATGTAGCAGGCGCAGGCGGTAATGCTGCTAATACCGCCCTGTCTATGAAAGCCAACTCCACTACCTTGCGCTCGATCAACGTGGGCGGCACCGTCAACGCATCCGGCGCCGACTACGCCGAGTACATGACCAAGGCCGCCGACTGCGGCGTCCTGGCCAAGGGCCAGATCGTCGGTGTGGATGCACACGGCAAACTCACGAACAAATGGGCGGACGCGGTCTCGTTTCTGATCAAGTCGACCGATCCGTCATATGTCGGCGGTGACGTGTGGGGCAGCGAGGAAGCTCTCGGCATCGCACGCCCGGACGAACCGGTGTTCATGGCGCCTGTATACACCGGAGCTAGCGCAGTCCTTACAGAACCGCACGAAGGCGACTCCGACGAGATCAAGGCCCAGCGTGCTCAGTACGAAGCCGACCAGCAGGCATATGCCGCGCAGGTCGCCGCTGCACGCCACACGTTCGACACCGTGACCATGCCGGCCTACCAGGCCGCGCTGGCCGACTTCGAAGCCGTGCTCGAAGCCGCGCGCCAGAAGGTCGACCGCATCGCCTACTGTGGCCAGGTGCCGGTCAACGTCACCGGCGCGACGCCGGGCCAGTACGTCGTACCGGTCCAGGTCGGCACCGGTATCGGCGCCCAGCTTGTCAACAAGGCGAACCTGACGATGGCCCAGTACATCTCAGCCATCGGCGTCGTCCAGAACATCCTCGCAGACGGACGGGCGAACGTACGCGTAAAAGTCATTTAACCCGATAGAAAGAACGTATGGACACGAACAAAAAAACTCCTGGCCCTTGCCGCCGGTCGTCCGACCTGAATCCTCCAACCGGGTCGCTTGCCGCGCTCGAAGCGCGCATGGATACGTTCGAATACAAGCTCGACAAGAACACCGAGTTGACCGAGACCATCGTGAAGCTGTTTGGCACGATGGAAGCCGGCATCAAGTTCCTCGGCTGGCTCGGCGCTGCGCTGAAGTGGGCAGCGATGTGCGCGGGCGCCCTGTTTTCGCTGTGGGCCCTGATCAACGGGAAAAATAAATGATCATTACCATCACCGACTTGTCCGAGATCATGCCGCAGGCCGCGCACTGGCGCATCGAGGCATTCATCGGGGGAATCAACAACGCCTTCAGCGAATTCGAGATCAACACGCCGATGCGCGCGGCGCAGTTCCTGGCCCAGATCGCATGCGAGTCGATCCAGCTCACCTACACGGCCGAGTTGGCATCCGGTGCACGCTACGAAGGCCGCGCCGACCTGGGCAATACCCAGCCGGGCGACGGGACCAAGTTCAAGGGCCGCGGACTCATCCAGGTCACGGGACGCGCGAACTATACCGCGTGCGGCCACGCGCTCGGACTGCCACTGCTGGACCACCCCGAGCTGCTGGAGTTGCCGACGTACGCCGCACGGAGCGCCGGCTGGTTCTGGCGCTCGCACGGGTGCAACGAACTCGCCGATACCGGCGACGTAAAGGCCGTAACGCGCCGTGTCAACGGCGGCTACAACAATCTCTCCGACCGCACCACATTCTTTGAACGAGCACGAAAGGTACTTCTATGAAACCGCACACCGCCCACTTCCTCCTGTCGCTCGTCCTGGTCGCCTTCGGCATTACCGTGGTGTTCTGGTTCCTCAATACCCGTCGCGAAAGCATGCCGCCGAAGGTCCAGAAGTTCGTCGACAAACTGTACGGTGCGTTCAAGTCAAAGACCGTATGGTTCAACGCGCTGGCGCTGGTATTCCTGCAGCAGCTGCCGGACTTCATCAGCTACCTCGCACAGAACATGTCGTCCTTGCAGCCGTTCATTCCGGCCGAGTATTACCAGCTCGTGGTCGGCGCGATCGCGGTTGCGAACATCGTCCTTCGGTTCAAGACCACGCATCCGCTGGAGGCAAAATGAATGACGGCATCGAGAAAGGACTGATGGTACTCCTGCTGCTCGTGATCGCGGCCGTGCTGGGCAGCGTACTGATGCACGCGCACATGGCCGCTGAGATGGACCAGCAGGCCGCCCAGTTCGAGAAGATCCTGCAGCAATCGAAAGACGCGAAGGCCGCCGCGGAACAGCGTGCCACCAACATCGAGAACGCGCAAAAAGGCGTCATCGACAATGCCGTCGCAACCTACAAGGCCAACAATGCAATTGACAAAGCCCGTGATGCCGCTGTTATTGCTGATCTGCGCAACGATGTTACAAGGCTGCGCGTCCGCACCAACCGTCCCGCCGCCTGTGGTGGCCAAGTGCCCGACGCCGCAGCCAGTACCAGCGGACCTGCTGACGCCGGAGACGAAACTCTCGCCGGACCAGTTGCAGCGCGACTTGCTGGACGGTACGCCGACTACAACCGCATCGTTGAAAAACTGACCGCCTGCCAGGCCATCGTCAAAGCCGACCGCATGCTCGACTGAATGCAACGGTCCCAGTAGCGGGTGGACCGCATGTGCCCTCGTGTCTAGGTGCAAAACCCGCTACCAGTGCCGCCACACGGGCCGTCTCCCTCGTGTGGCGGCGCGACCGTTAACCACCACGAAAGGATGACATGACCACGACCGATTTCAAGCCCAAGCAACGCGCCGATCGCGACGTCACCACGTTCACCGAGTTCAAGGGGCTGCGCAACGACACGACGCCCGAGCGTTTCTCCAATTTCGACCTGGCCGTGGCCAACAACGTCATCCTCGACGAGGCCCGCGCACTGCGCCGGCGGGCCGGCGCCACACTGCGCCTGCCCGGCGCCATGCATTCACTCTGGGCCGACGCACAGGGCGCCTTCATGGCCTCTAGTACGGCGCTGTACAGCCTTGACACAAACCTCACGCCCACGCTGCTGACGAACAGCCTGTCCGGTGCGCCGCTGGCGTACGCGCGCGCGGGCGACTGCGTCTACTTCAGCAACGGCCAGGATACCGGCGTCGCCCTGCCCAGCTCGACGCGCGCATGGGGCATCACCGTGCCGCCCGTACTGACCACGCTCACGAGCGGTGATCTGGTGCCGGGCCGCTATCTGGTCACGGCCACGTACGTGCGCGACGATGGCCAGGAATCCGGCGCACCGGGCGCGCAGGTCGTCGACGTAGCGGCCGGGCGCGGCATCCTGGTCACGATACCTGCATCGCTTGATGGCACCGTGACCAGCACGCGCGTGTACATGACGCCGCCCAATGGTGAAGTGCTGTATCACGTCGGCACGGTTGCGGACGGCGCGACGTTCACACCCACTGCGGCGGCTGTCGCCGCAATGAACGAGCCGCTGGAGACCCAGTTCATGACGCCGCCGCCGGCCGGGCAGCTGCTGGCTTATTACAAGGGCCGCATGTACGTGGCTGTGGGCGACACGCTGTACATGTCCGAGCCATTCGCCTACGAGCTGTTCGACCTGCGCAACAACCTCGTGCTCGACGGGCCGATCACGATGCTGGCGCCGGTCGAGGATGCTGGCGCCTCGGGCTTCTTCATCGGCACGACGGCGTCGACCGGCGTGCTGCTGGGCGAGTCGCCCGACGACTTCAAATACGCGCAGCGTTGTGACTACGGCGCCGTGCAGGGCGCACTGGCCTATGTCGATGGCACGCTATTCATGGAGGGCTCGACCGGCGCGCACAAGCTGCCGATGTGGGTCAGCCGCGCGGGCGTATGCGTTGGCATGCCGAGCCTGGACATCACGAACCTCACGCGCGAGCGCTATACGTTCGCCACCGGCCCTGTCGGCGCGGCCATGTATGACCCGACGACGAGCCAGTTCGTGGGCGTGTCCGGCGTGCAGGCCGCCATCGCGATGAACACCCAGACCCTGACCCTCACCACGTTCACCGAGTACGGCTACAACAGCTTCGCGCGCGTGTTCGACCGCAACATGGGCGCCAACTCGAACGGCCTGTTCGAGTTGGTCGGGAACGACGACAACGGCTTGCCGATCAACGCCACGATCGGCCTGCCCACCACGGACTTCGGCTCCTCGTTCGTGAAGGTGCTGGAGCGCCTGTTCGTCGGCTACCGCTCGCAGGCCGACATGGTCGTGCGCATCACGACGGACGGCAACGAGGCCGTGACCTACGTGATCCCGGTGACGAGCAATCCGGGCCTTGCCACGCAGCGCGTGAAGGTCGGCAAGGGCCTGGCGGGCCGCTACTGGCAGATCACGATCAACAACCTCGACGGTACGGATTTCACGCTCGATACCGTCGACGTCAAGCCGGTCAAGCTGGAGCGCCGCGTCAATGGCCGAGCGTAAGCGCTTTAGCGGCGACCGTGATACCGCGTTCGACTACCTCGGCATCGGGCGTAACCTGCTCGACCAGCTGCTGGCCCTGATGCGGCTGAACAACCTGCAGGTACTGTCACGCAGCGTCCGGCTGCAGAACGGTGTCACGATAACCGTGTCGTCCACGTTCGGACATCACGACATCCATATCGACGCGCCGGCCAGCGCTTCGCAGCAGACGCGCGAGGCGCTGCAGGGTCTCGCCGACGACGTACAGCACTATACGGGCTTCGTTACACTGGCCGATACCGTCGTACTCAAGAGCATCGTGCGGGTCAAGATCACGACACGCGAACCGAGTGCCGCACCGAGTTCCGCCCATGTGCCGGCGCCCACATGGTCGACGAGCATCATACCGACCGGCGGCGCGTCGATAGATGTCGATGGCACCCTGCACGACTTCGTGATGGTCGGTTCCTCCGTGACGGTGAGTATTTCGCAGCATACGACGATACCCGGCGGCCTGAAGCCCACCGGCCCATCCGTGATCATCGGCGGCGGCACGCAGGGCGGCGATGCATTCGTATGGGATGACTACAACGGCTATACCCAGATGGACAATGGCGGTAACTGGGCACTGCAGCGTCGTAACGCCACGGTCATCGGTATGTCGCCCGACGGCCACGTGTTGTGCGGCTCCCTGGAGCAGTACGACAGCAGCCCGAATACGGCGCTGACCAATCCGTTTAATGGGCAGACACCTCCGATCGGCTGGGTCACACGGGCGGCGAAATGGGCCAGCCGTACTGACCAGCCGCAGCTACCCGCCTATACCTCCGGGGGCACCTATCCAAGCAAGGCGATCACCGTCACGAACGACGGCAATACCGTCAAGGGCACGCTCAATACCGGTGCCGGTTTTAGCTGGAACGGCAAGGCCAACACGAGCTGGTCGAATGCTACCGCGCCATCCCGCATGGGCCTGACCTCGCCCGACGGCAAGGTCGTGGTGAGCCTGAATGGTAGTTATACGCTCGGAGGGCAGACCAAGAAATGGCGCGGCCCGGTCGGCCTGGCCCGTGACGCGCCGAATGATGCCGTACCCTTCTGTGTCGTGCACGTTACGCCTGCGATGGCCCAGCAACCGGCCCAGGAAGTCGTCACGACCCAGACGTTTGTATTTTCCGGGTAGAAACTTTAAACTGCTGCATCTGACAAAGGAACGCCATGTCCCTGCCCATCACCTCCCTGTCCTATCCGGACCCGCCAACGAACGTAGACCTGACTTCCAGTTCAAGGGCGGGCGACCTCGTGTCGAACGGCTGGACCAACGCCACGAACTACGCCAGCAACGCCGTCGACAAGGCCAACGGCCTGCTGGACCAGCTCAAGACCAATGCGGCGACGCTGGCGACCCTGCCGAGCGTCTCCGGGGCCATTGTGGGCGTCTCCAGGACGATCGGCGCGTTCGCGGCCCCTGCGGCACCAGCCGTGCCCGCAAACCTCACCTACGTCGTTCCTGCGGCTCCTGTCGAGCCTACGATGGCCACGATCGCCGCGCTGGACGTCGGGGCGGCGCCGACCTTCACGGCGAACCTGCCGTCGATCAACCTGGACATCGCCGCACCGGCCGCCCTGAGTACCAGTGCACCGGCGGCGCCGACGCTGGGAACCGTCGCACTTCCCGCCACGCCGACCGTCACTCTGCCGTCCGTACCGACGCTGCTGAACATCACCGTGCCGGACACGCCGCTGCTGTCGATCCCGAACTTCTCGCCGATCCTGCCGGGTACGCCCGACGCGGCCAGGATCACGTTCTCGTTCGCCGAGCCGACCTACACGTCCAGCCTGCTCGACGCGCTGCGCACGCGCCTGCTCGACATGGTGAACAATGGCGGCACCGGCCTGAACCCGACCGTCGAGGCGGCCATCTGGGACCGCGCCCGCGCGCGTGAGACGGTCAACGCCGGGCGTGCGGCCAAGGACGCCATGAACGTGTTCGCGCGGCGCGGCTTCGCCAAGCCGAACGGCGTGCTGGCACAGGAACTGGCCAGGGCCACGCAGGACGCAGCCGCGGCGATCAGCACGGCCAACCGCGATATCGCGATCAAGCAGGCCGAACTGGAGCAGGAGAACCGCCGCTTCGCATTCGACGAGGCATTCAAGGTCGAATCGACCATGATCACCTATGCGAACCAGATCGCCCAGCGCGCGTACGACGCTGCCCGCTACGTGCAGGAAGCGGCGATCCAGATCTACCAGACCACCGTGCAGCGCTACGCCGCTGACATCCAGGCGTACAGTGCCAAGGTCGAGCAGTGGAAGGCCGCGACCCAGGCCGAACTGACCAAGCTCGAAAACTTCCGCACGCAGGTGCAGGCGCAGACCCTGGTCGGCCAGCTCAACCAGCAGAACATCGACATCTACAAGGCGCGCGTCGAGGCGGCCAAGACCGTGATCGACACGTTCCGCGTGCAGGTCGATGCCGCCAATGCGCAGGCCCAGATCAACAAGACCCAGATCGAAGCATTCGGCGCCCAGGTCGACGCCTATGGCAAGACCGTGCAGGCCAAGGCCGCGGAGTACGACGGCTACGCCACGCGTGTGAAGGCCGAGGTGGCCAAGGTCGAGGGTTTCCGCGCCCAGTCCGACGCCTACGCCGCGCAGGTGCAGGGCTTCCGTGCACTGGTCGAGGCCAAGGTCGAAGCGAAGAACATGGAGATCAAGATCGGCCGCGACGTGCCGATGGACCTGTTCCGCCTGCGCTCGGATGTGTTCAAGACCCTGAACGAGGCCGAGGTCTCGCGCGTGAGCGCAACGGCCGACGTGTTCGGCAAGCAGGTCCAGCTATACAGCGCGCAGATCGAAGGACAGACCGGCCGCATGTCCGCCGAGACCGGCGCCTACAACGCCGAGGTGAACTACCAG